GTTTATACTGATTTCAATAAAGCACGATTTGGTAATCAATTATTTTTTGTTTCGGCAACAATAGGTACTGCGATTAAAAATGGAACAGACTATGGGTTTTCAAGTCAAATGGGTCATGGTGGAATCAATTATCAACAAATTTTTAAAAATGAATTACCAATAACCCAAACAATACCACAAAATAAACATTATCAAAATGGTTTTGGATATGAGGATATTATAACCCAAGATGCAGAATTGATTGGTTACTTTCAATCAGAAAGTTTTTTCAAACATTGTGAAGACGTAATTAGAAATCAGTTTGAATTGAAGACTGATATTGTCGAAATGTGTCTTGAAAAATACCCAACTATCAAGGAATCCTTGACCATTCATATTAGAAGAGGTGATTACGTTGGTCAACCAAACCATCATCCAGTTGTTCCTTTATCTTATTATAAAAAAATATTGGACCAAATTTCACAAAACTATAATAACATTTATGTATTCAGTGACGATATTGAATGGGTTAAACAAAACTTTGTAGGGGATAAATTTATATTTCCACAATTTGATTCTAACGACGATTTGTATTGTTTTGTTCTCATGTCTTTGGCTAAAGACAATGTAATTGGTAATTCAACATACAGTTGGTGGGCTGCTTGGTTAAACAAAAACCCAAACAAAAAAGTTTACTCGCCACATTATAAACAATGGTTCGGTCTTTCGTATTCTAATTTAGACACGAAAGATTTGATACCTAAAACTTGGATACAAACCGAATACTAATGAATCACCAAATAGTTTCATTTTACCACAAGCATTTGAATCCTGAAATAAAAGAACTTCAGAAAAAAGCATTCGATAAAATCGAAGTAGAGTTAATCCAATTTGAGTTTGAAGGAACTCATGGTTCGGCAATTAAATCATTTTTAGATAATAACGATTGGGATTTAGTAACATTATTTGATGTTGATTGCATTCCTAAAGACAGAAAAGTTTTTCAAACAGTAATCGATTTAGTCGACGATAACACGATATATGGAAATGCACAAGTATCCAACGCATATCCTTATGCTGCGCCAAGCTTCGTGTCTTTTACACGAAATCTATATGAAAATTCACCTCATAAAAATTTTGAGGGAATGTATTACCCCAACGAACACGGGAACCATGTAGAGGCTGATTGCGGAGAAGTATTTGTTAAAGAAAAATTAAGAATAGGTAAAAAACAAATTTTGAGTTATCCTATTAGTGTAATAGAACCTAAATGGAAATATAGTGGTAATGACCAATATAATGCTTTTGAATACGGTAACGGTACTCTATTCGATAATAAAACTTTCCATTGTTTTCAGATTAGGCTACCCGAAGCACAATCTATTTTTATTAATTATGTAAAAGAATTTTTAGATGAAAAAAACTAAATTCATAACGTGTATATACACAGACCTATACGGTTCAGAACTTGGTGGTAGACCAGGAAGATATAATCATTATAGATGGAGTTTGATTTCTCTTTTGAAGATGACCGATGCAGATTTTGTATGCTACACTTCAGAGAAAGAATTACCTTCTTTAGAAGATTTTTTCTACAATCAAAATAACATATCGAGAGAACAACTTCAGTTTTCCGTATATGATATTTGGAATTGTAAGTACAAAGATTTAATCAATTCACGTAAAGATGTTGAGTTCACCAAAAACGGAGACAGATGTATTGAAATTCAATACTCAAAGTTTGCTTGGTGGTACAATGAAGATGGTTCTTATGAGAACTATTATTGGATTGATGCGGGATTGTCTCATTGTGGCTTAATTCCTGTAAAATATTTGGACCAAATTAATTACATGAGAGGTTTTTATGAAAGCCCTTTATTCAACAATGAATTTTTGAAAAATTTAATTGAGTTTACTGGTGATAAATTCTTCTTAATAGGTAAAGAAAACAACAGAAACTTTTGGTCACAGACCGTTTCTCCTAAATGGTATACAAACTATGATAGGTCAATTCACATAATCGGAGGATTGTTTGGAGGTAAAAAGGAAAAATGGCAACCAGTTGTTGACCTATTTGAATCATACATGGAAAAAATTCTTACAGAAGATGCTGGTTTACCACATGAGGAACTTATAATGAGTTTGATGCATATAAACCACAATGAATTATTCGAAAGAAAACATTTCGATATTTGGTGGTGTCCTGATAATGCACCACAAGGTGTAACTCCTGAATTGTTCGAACAGAATAAAAGTTTCTATAAAATATTAGAAGAACTAAATAACATTTATGAGTAAGATTACATTAGTAACAGGGATATGGGATATTGGTAGGTCAGGTTTAACTGAAGGATGGTCAAGACCTTATCAACATTATTTGGATAAGTTCGAAAAATTATTAGAGGTTGATTGTAATTTGATAATTTTTGGTGATAAAGAACTTGAACAATTCGTGTATTCAAAAAGAGATACATCCAACACACAGTTCATCAACAGAGATTTATCTTGGTTCACAAACTCGGAGTTTTTTGAGATGATTCAGAAAATTAGAACAAACCCTGATTGGTATAATCAGGTTGGATGGTTGAAAGAGTCTACACAAGCAAGATTGGAAAACTACAATCCGTTGGTGATGTCGAAAGTTTATTTATTGCACGATGCAAAAATAATGGACAAATTCAATTCCGAGTATCTATTTTGGATTGATGGTGGTCTTACAAATACAGTACATCCTGGTTATTTCACCCACGATAAAGTTTTAGATAAGTTAGATAAGTATATTTCAAAATTTTCATTCGTGTGTTTTCCTTATGATGCAAACACAGAAATCCATGGATTTGAATATGATAAATTGAATGAACTTGCGGGTGCCAAAGTAAACAAAGTTGCGCGTGGTGGATTTTTCGGTGGACCCAAGGAATCAATTTCTGAAATAAATGCTATCTACTATGGGTTGATGAAGTCCACTCTTGCTCAGGGATATATGGGTACTGAAGAATCAATTTTTAGTATTATGTCCTACAAACACTCCGATTTAATTAATTATTTTGAAATCGAAGGTAATGGATTATTTGGAAAGTTTTTTGAGGATTTGAAAGAGGATAGATTACAAGTTAAAAACGAAAACATTGTTAAACCATCATATAATTTAGATTCAAGTAAAGTTGGTCTTTATGTAATAACGTTCAATAGCCCAAATCAATTCAAAACTCTAATTGATTCAATGTTGGCATACGACAAAGATTATATAAATAAAACAACTAAGTTTTTATTGGACAACTCGTCTGATGAGACAACTTTCAACGATTACAAAGATTTGTGTGAAAAATATGGATTTGAACACATCAAAAAAGACAACTTAGGTATTTGTGGTGGAAGACAATGGATTGCTGAACACTTTCAAGAAACAGACTTAGATTTCTATTTGTTTTTCGAAGATGATATGTTCTTCTATCCAAATGAAGGAACAACATGTAGAAATGGATTTAATAGGTATGTTGAAAACCTATTTGTTAAAACTTTGGAAATAATGCAAAAAGAAAATTTTGATTTTCTTAAGATGAATTACTCCGAATTCTACGGTGATAATGGAACTCAATGGTCTTGGTATAACGTACCTCAAAGTGTTAGGTCTGAATTTTGGCCAGGTAAACCAAGGCTTCCACAAATGGGATTAGACCCTAATGCCCCGAAAACAGAATTCAAGAAAATTTTATCTCACAAAGGTGTACCTTACGCTACAGGTGAAGTGTATTATTGTAATTGGCCTCAAGTTGTATCAAGACCAGGTAATCAAAGAATGTTTTTAGATGTTACTTGGGCACACCCTTTTGAACAAACTTGGATGAGTCACATGTATCAACTTGTTAAGAAAGGCGAATTGAACCCTGGTTTACTATTAATGACTCCGACCGAACACGACAGGTTTGAGCATTATGATGGAAAACTTCGTAAAGAGTCATAACAATATATTTATTGTTATGGAATTTTATATCAAGAAAAACGCCACTCTCCCAGTATTAAAAATGCAGGTAGTAAAAGATGGTAGGGCGGGTTATATTCAATTTATGGATGCTTTGGAAATCTCAACAATTTTTTTCACGATGATTGAGGTTGAGACTGGCATTCCAAAGATTGTGTCTGCACCATGCGAGATTGTTAACTTGATATTGGACCCAGGTGCTCCTGCTGAGTATTATATTTATTTCAAATTTTCTTCAAGGGATACAGACACAGTAGGAAGATATCAGGGACAATTTTTGATTAAGAATGACGAAGGAAATCTGATTCTACCTATCAGAGAAGAACTTTATATTAATATCCAAGACAGTTTTATTTCTGAAACTGCGTGTTGTTAGTTTGACCATCAAATAGTTTTTTTTATATTTATAGATGAATGAGAAGGTGAACTTCACGATAGTGTGAAAGCCAATAAACCACTCGTCTAAAAATATGTACACTCACGAAGAAATTGAGTCGTTCCTAACAGGAAACGACCCCGAAGAATTTATAGTTGCCATCGAGTTTGACTACGTTTCAAACTCTATCTTCAAAATCAAAGAAATTCCTGGTAAAGGAAAAGAAATCCGCAAAGACACGTTTATCCCTTTTGCTTGGGTCGGAGACCTAAGAGGTTTGAACTTCTATAATGATTCTAAAATGGCTCAGAAAGAAGCCATGACTAAGTATGGAATTGTTATTGAAAAATTGGAAACTATGGATAACGAACGCCTTCAAAACGGTTTGACCTATATGGTTAAGTCTCTTAAAGGTTATCGTGAACTTATTCAATTTTTCAGAGATGGGGGTTGTGACCCTTGGGGTGATAAAGCAAAAGAAAAGATTTCAATTTTACCTCCCGTAGAACAATATTTAATTTCCAAAGAAAAAAGATTATTCAAAGGTTTTACGGATTATGATGAAGTGACTCGTCTTGTATTCGACTTAGAAACTGATGCTCTTGACCCTAAAGATGGTCGAATATTCATGATTGGAATCAAAACCAACAAAGGATATCATAGGGTCATTGAGTGTCTTGATGAGTCACAAGAAAAAGGTGCGATACTTGAATTTCTGAATGTTATTGACCAAATAAAACCATCTATCATTGGTGGTTACAACTCAGCAAACTTCGACTGGCACTGGATTTTTGAGAGGGCTCAAAGACACGGAATTGATATGAGAAAAGCTGTAAAATCTTTACACCCCCAACATTCATATACAAGAAAAGATAGTATGTTAAAACTCGCTAACGAAGTAGAGGAGTTTTTACAAACATCTATATGGGGGTACAATGTAATTGATATTATCCACGCGGTTCGTAGAGCTCAAGCAATCAACTCTAACATCAAAGCCGCGGGTCTTAAGTATATTACAAAATTTATTAACAAAGAGGCACCTGACCGTGTTTACATTGAACATACTGATATTGGTAAGTTATATAGAGAAAAAGAAGAATATTGGTTAAACACTCAAAACGGAAAATATAAGAAAGCTTCTGAGTATCAGGATTTAGATATTAAGTTTCCTGGCGTCTACATTAAAACAACAGGAGATAACTTGGTTGAGAGATATCTTGATGATGACTTGGAAGAAACTTTGGCTGTTGATAAAGAGTTCAACCAAGGTTCATTCCTACTTGCGGCAATGATTCCAACTACGTACGAGAGGGTTTCCACTATGGGTACTGCAACTCTATGGAAGATGCTTATGCTTGCATGGTCTTACAAACACAAACTCGCTATTCCCGCTAAACAATCGAAGACAGACTTCGTAGGAGGTCTTTCCCGACTACTTAAGGTGGGTTATAGTAAGAACGTACTGAAGCTCGACTTCTCGTCTCTATACCCTTCTATTCAGCTTGTACACGATGTTTTCCCCGACTGTGATGTGACGGGTGCGATGAAAGGTATGCTTAAGTATTTCCGTGATACCCGTATTCGATACAAACAACTTGCCGAAGAATTCGAAAAGACTGACCCTCAGAAATCTGCGTCATATTCAAACAAACAATTACCGATTAAGATTTTCATTAACTCAATGTTCGGAGCCTTATCGGCACCTCAAGTATTTGCTTGGGGGGACATGTATATGGGGGAACAAATCACTTGTACAGGTCGTCAGTACCTTCGTCAAATGATTAAGTTCTTTATGTCTCGTGGTTACATTCCACTTGTAATGGATACGGACGGTGTAAACTTCTCAAGTCCTGACGATGCCGATACTCACCATTATGTTGGTCGTGGTTTAAATTGGAAAGTTAAAGCGGGTAAAGTTTATAAAGGACCTGAAGCAGATGTTGCAGAATACAATGATATATTCATGAGAGGAGAAATGGCTCTTGATACAGATGGTGTTTGGCCATCATGTATAAATCTTGCCAGAAAAAATTATGCTGTTATGGATGCGAAGGGTAAGATAAAATTGACTGGCAATTCCATCAAGTCAAAAAAACTCCCTTTGTATATTGAGGAGTTTTTGGATAAAGGGGTTAAGTTATTATTGAATGGTCAGGGTAAGGAGTTCATTGAATATTATTATGAGTACCTTCAGAAAATATTTGACCAAAAAATCGCCTTGTCCAAGATTGCTCAGAGAGCTAAGGTTAAGTTGACGATGGATGATTATGTTAAAAGACTAACTCAGAAGACCAAAGCGGGAAATCAAATGTCTCGTATGGCACACATGGAGTTGGCTTTACAAGCGGGTATTGGTGTTAACCTAGGTGATGTTATTATGTATGTTAATAACGGAGTAAAGGCGTCTCACGGTGATGTTCAGAAAAAAGGTGATGGGGTACAAATCAACTGTTATATGTTGGATGCTAACATATTGGAGAATAATCCCGATATGACTGGTGAGTACAATGTCCCAAGAGCGATTGTGACTTTCAACAAAAGAATTGAACCGTTACTCGTTTGTTTTAAACAAGATGTAAGAGACCAACTTTTAGTTACTGACCCCTCAGATAGAGGAATATTCACAACAGAACAATGTGAACTGATAAACGGAATGCCTTTTGAAGATGGGGACCAAGACAAGTTAGATGAAGACGTACTTCAAATTACTGAAGCAGAATTAAAATATTGGGAAAAAAGAGGTGTAAAACCTGATTATATCTACGACTTAGCCGAACAAGGTTGGGAAAGGAAATTAGGATTGTTTGAGTCCGTCTGAAGAAAGTATATACCAATTACCACTTACGAATTGAAATTCAACACAGGCAAATTTGTCCAAAACAATTTCATCCCATTCTTCATCAATTCTACCAACATCGGGTCTAACAGTAACTTTGGTCAAGGCTTTAACAACTACGTGGTCAGTTGTTCTTGAATCTAAAACTAAATAAGACTCGGGAATCCCTTTTACGATAATACAAAATTCACCATTGGTGCGGTAATCCAACTCAGATACTACAGAAAGTTCTGAAGTTTGGATTACATGTCCACTGATGACTTTTTTTGATGGTATAGATTTAATAATTGCCATATTAGATTACATATATTTGACGAGGCATTGCTCTAAACTTCATTTGTTTATTTAAGTTCTCTGCAATTAAAGCCTCTCTTTCCATTACTTTTTCAGGTCTCAATCTTGATAGCCACCCGTTTTCACCGATTAATTCCTCTAATAATTTGGTCTTTTCGTCTTTAGCTTCAGTTAAAAGACTTGTATAGTCCATCGTAATTTCTGAGTCAGGTGTTTTAAGATTACCACTATACTTACCACGAACTCTTGCTAATGTTTCTTTACAATATGCGGTAAACCATCTTCTAATCCACTGTTGACCAGGAACGTTTATATCTTCCCAACTTAAATTTTCGATTGGAACATCGGTTGGTAATTTAATAATATCAGGATTGTTTTTCAAACAATCGGCTCTACTATCAGGTTCAACATCATAATACCAATACCAAACTGCTTTACCAGCGTAAAGACTATAGTTATTCCAATTGAATCTACCACCAGGAGTATTGTACAAATGAACTAATTTCTTACCATCAGGTAATCCTGTGATTCTGTAAGTAAGTGAACCACCTAATATTCTATTGAGGATGTTTGCTTCTTGCATTCTAATCAGATAGTCAAAGCCAGACATCATAAAGTATGAACCTTGATATCCCATTTGAGCATATCCTGCTTCATTAGCACCCAAACCAATACCACCAAATCCAAATCCACCAACACCACCCAATCCAAAAGCGGTCCAGGGTTGGTTACTGAACCATAATAGTTCGTTTACCTCACGACCAGCAGGAATTTCGTAATCTTGTTTGTTTTTTTCTAAAATAAAATAATCCTTTTTCAGAACCCAAGGACCTACTGTTTGTAGACCTACAATTTTTGAATATGAATACGCGAACTGTTGTTCAAAATCCATAGTTCTTGTTACAAGCGCTCTTGCAACGGATTTTTCGTTCATGTTTAAATTTACGAGGTTAACCCATTGAGAGTCAATTAACCACTGAAGAACATATTCTTCATAGTCTCCTATAGATAACTCCATAAGAGAATCCATCATCTCATCCTCAAGTTCAACACTTCTGAGAGGTGCACCCAAGAGATGTTTGATTCTTGTGTATATCCTACTTCTTTCTGGTTCTGGTAATGCTGCCATATCTTAATAAATATTCAATTTATTCTATTTCGTGTAATAAAGAATTGATGTTAAAAACATACTGGTCTTTATCACTTATTGGGTCATTCTTGAATATAAGTATCTTATTAGTTTTTGGATTAGAGAAAATTAACCAATCAACTTTGTATGATTTAACATTTCCTGTATCCATTAACTTAATTTCGTCATCAGCGATTACAAGATTTGAAAACGGTTTAACTTGAGCGGAATATTCTGTTCCATCCAAATTAATTTTCATATCAATTCCTTTAAAGGCATCCATCTTAGCACCATGTGAACCAATCTTTTCCACTTTCGCACGACCTTCAAAATAATCTTCAATTTTTTTGTTTGCGTTGTTTTCAGATTTTTGTCCTCTATCCCAAAGTTTTTTCAAAACTCTGATGATGTTTAAAAAATCCTCATTGTTTTTAGTAAAAATATCGTCTTTGAAATGGTCCAATGCGACTATGAATCTGGCAGTCTCTTTCGGATTCCTTTTTTCTTGTTTCCAAAAATGAAACTTTTTTTCTGGTTTACCTATATTATCAATTTGTTTGTTAACCGCTTTAACTAACAGACAGAATGCGTTGAAGTTAGTGTTCAGGTTGTTTAGTATAGACCTGCCTTCAGGCGATTCGACCCCATAAAATCCAGACATTTCTTCTGTTGTTCCATCGACCCACCATTGTGAAAATTTCTTCTTCAGAACATATGTAACTCCGTCTTGATATATTTTTTTTATTTTGAAGTTATTAATTAAATCTCTATAATAGATTACTTCTTTCGGACTACAGAATTGTGGTTCGTCAGACTCAGTCAAAAGTTTCTGAAAATTTCTAGATTCGAGAAGCTTTGTTTCCGTTTTCATTTCATACATCTTCGTAACAAAATCCCAGTTAACAACTTTCCAAAAGTTGGAAATGTATTCATCTCTTTTGTTTCTATATTTCAAGTAGTACGCATGTTCCCATAAATCTAAACCAAGTAATGGAAACCCACCACCTTCAATCACATTCATCAAAGGATTGTCTTGGTTTGGTGTGGACATTATTTTTAACGTGTTCTTAGATGTTAGAACTAACCAAACCCAACCAGAACCAAATCTTTCTTTGGCAATTGTTTCAAATTTTTTCTTGAAACTCGTGAAGGTTCCGTATTGTTTGGTTATTTTGTTGTAGAGTTCCCCTGTTAATTTTTTTGGTGTTGGGGTCAACATGTTCCAAAAAAGTGCGTGGTTAAAAGCCCCTCCTGCGTTGTTTCTTACTACTTGGTCATATCGACTTATGTTTTTAACAATTTTTTCTAAGTCTAAATCTCCGTGTTTTTTCTTTGATAGGGCTGCGTTTAATTTATCTACATAGCCCTTATAGTGTTTGTTGTAGTGGAAATTCATCGTTTCTGCATCGATAAATCCTTTGAGGGCTGAATAGGAATATGGTAGTTTTTCTATTCCAATTTTCTTCATTTCGGTAATCAACAATTGTTTCTCTGTTTCGATATGGTTTTCGGTAATTTGTTTTTCAATTTGTTGAATCCTTTCTTCAATTTTCTTCATGTATTGGAGTTATTTGTTTTATATAAATAACTCGTTGTTCTTTTAATGTCTTTCATTTTTGGATTTTTTCATAGATATCACTGAAAGTTGGGAGGGCTAATGTGTTATGATGATATATTATTTTTCCGTCTTCTGAAAAACTTGTGATTGTGATTGTATCCCCTTCGGACACGTTTGCTAGTAATTTGTTTGATATTCTGTCTGAAATAATTTTTATCTCATCACCGACTTTTAACTCAACATTTTGGTGATTGATTATTCTATCCATTAAAAAATATTATGGTCTCAGTTCATTAATTCTTTTTAGAATTTCTTCCGCAACATCACCTCCTCCGAGGTTGTCTCCCATAACTGTTGCGATTACTTGTTTTTTGTTATTTAAGATATCATAAATAACACCCTCGATAGTATTTTCAAAGATAGGATAATATACAAGTACGTTGTTTTTTTGACCAAATCTATATGCTCTGTCTTCGGCTTGTGAGTGGTCTGATGGTAAAAAAGACAAGTCGTTCATAATAACAGCTTCCGCAGCCGTTAGAGTTAAACCAACACCAGCGGCTTTTATGTTACCAACAAAAACTTTGATTTTTTCGTTTTCTTGAAATTGGTCAACACTGAACTGTCTATCTTGTTTGGTCATTGACCCGTCAACCTTAACTGCGGATTTACCAAAGTGTTCAACTATTTGGTTGAGTGAATCTGTAAAATTACAAAAAATGATTACTTTTTTTCCTTGTTCCAAAATGTTCTCAGCCAATTCTATGGTTTGAGATATTTTTTCATTTGCAATCACCTGTCTTACTTTTGTTAGTTTGGTGAATTGAACTGTTAGTGATTTAGATTCATCAGGGTTTTTATCATACCAATTATAATATTCACCCATCAATTCTTCATAGTCTTTGGATTTCAACCTAAGATAAACAGGTGTGATTATTTTATCAGGTAAATCTAAAACATCTTCTTTTAATCTTCTCGTTATCGTGTTTGAAGTTCTTTCTCTTAATTCCTCCAAATTTGATGAACCCATTACATTCCAAACTTTTCTTGCACCAACTTTGAATTGATACCCACTACAATATCTAATAACATATGCCATCCAATTTTTTGCAACGGGAGAGTCAACGAGACTCAATAAGTTATAATAGTCAATTGGTCTCGAGGTCATAGGTGTACCTGTTAATAACCAAAGTCTATCAACTCTTTTCACTATATCGTTGATTAGTTTAGTTCTTTGGGCTTGAGCATTTTTGATATAGTGTGCTTCATCAACGACCACCAAATCAAAATTGGAAGCCAAAATTTGAGAATCATCTTTCTTCTTAGAGTCATGGAAATTTTTTAATATGTCGTAGTTTATTATAACAAAGTCGTGTTCAGTACTAAAATGTTTACCTTCAGCAATGTATATTGTCCTGTCTGAATAATTTTCAATTTCTCTTTTCCAATTTATCTTGAGTGTGGCGGGGCAAATGATTAATACCTTTTTAGCACCAGATTCTAAAGCGGCAATGATAGTAGATGTGGTTTTACCCAAACCCATGTCGTCTGCCAAAATATATTTTTTGTTTTCCACAAGTTTTTGGATTGCTTCTTTTTGGTGTGCCAGTGGAGGTCTTTTCGAATACTTTTCATAATTGATTACAACATCTTTAACGGTGTTGTCTTTTATAATAGAAGCTTTAGGTAACCAAAAATCATGAAACTGTTCTGTTTCCCAAACTCTACCCCAAATGTGATATGCTTTATCCTTTTCTGCCAATAACTTTTCTACCCAAACCCTTTGCGGAACTTCGGTGTATAATTTATCATCAGCAAGTTTTTGTGCGAAATATGCATCAAGAATCACCCACTTCTTTGCAACTTTTGGTTGTTTGTCGTGGTTGTTAATTATATATTCAGATTGATTTCTTGTTGGGTAAAACTTTTTGTTGACTTGAGACTTTCGTTTTAACTCCAATATATAATTGTTCGCTCCTTCATAATTTTCAAGTAGCGAAATTGCTTTTGATTCTAATGATATTTCTGTTGAACTCATTTTACATCTACGTGTGTTCTGCCGTCAGACCAATAATTTTCATCTCCATAGTAGATAAAAATTTCCTCCCCTTTCTTAATTGGTTTAGTTGAAAAGAATATGAATGTTTTGTTTTCAACATCGTTAGTCCAGTTCGCGTTTGGTGTGTTGGAGTGGTTGTAAAGTGACCCATAACCTAAAGCGACAACGAAGTTTTGCCAATCGTCTGTTCTTGGCCATTGGAATGCGTAATCTACAAGTGTGTAGTTAATCTCTCCTCTTTTTGCTGGAAGAAACAAAACAGGACATACCTCGATTATCTCATCTTTATTTATGTCTTGAGTTGCAAATACACCCCAACCGTGTATTGGACTCTCTTTAAATTGTACCTTTTGTTGTGTTTTGTTTTCCATATAGTTTAAAATATAATTATTAATTGGGTATTTATCAATAAGAATAAATCAATTAAGGATGGCAGAGAAATTAGTTCCTATAACAAGACTTGGTAAATTTTTTGGGGGTGAGGATTATGCCCTTGATATTGGTATGGGTGAAGAGTGGTTAATTGGTGATATGAACTTTACTGTTATTCTTTACAGGATTGATAGATATAAGACAAAAACTGATGATGTATATGGTGAAGTCTTGGAAGACGGAATTCAGTTTCTTGCCCCCGTTGAGTTGAAGGGATTAGTTCAGGTTATGGCTCCAACAAACAAAAACGTTGGTAGTTCAAAAATTGAACAACAAGAACCAGGTAATATGAAATTTAGTATCTATCAAAAAACGTTAGATGATATGGGTGTTGAGATATTCATGGGGGATTACTTAGGATATTATGAGAGTGAAGATAGAGTGAGATATTATGTTGTAAGTGATGATGGATATGTAAAGTCAGATAATAAACACACTTATGGTGGCTACAAACCTTTTTACAGAACAGTTGTTGCTACATGGGTAAGTGAAAATGAATTCAACGGAATATAATATGCCTTTACCTAAACAAGTCATACCAACATTACCTTTAGTACCTAAGAAGACTTTGTCTGAAAGGAGAGAACAACTTCTCCAATATATAAAAAAGGATGGTACGTATCTTCCTAAGTCAGTCCTACATGCGGATTTGGATAGAGGGATGTTGGATTTTGTTAAAGGTGACTTACAAGTTGTGACGGGGGGTAAGATAGTTCCTATGATTGATATTATATTAACAACACAAAACTGGTCACAGTATGTTGAATCAGCAACTTTTGTTAACTTAGATTATAACGTAGAGCCTCCGTTTATTACAGTCGTTAGACAACCCGAGGTTAAGTATGGCACCAATCCATCTCTACAATATACAATACCAAATAGAAAACAATTTTATTACGCTTCAGTTCCTACATGGAATGGTAACGAACAAGGTATGGACATATACACAATACCTCAACCTGTACCTGTGGATATCAACTACAGTGTTAAGATTGTGTGTAACAGAATGAGAGAACTCAATCAATTAAATAAAATTGTATTACAAAAGTTTTCATCAAGACAGGCATATACTTTTATCAAAGGTCAGTATGTTCCAATCATAATGAACAATATCTCAGATGAGTCACAAATGACTATGGATGCTAGAAAGTATTATGTACAAAGTTATGACTTTACAATGTTAGGATATCTTATTGATGAAGAAGAATTTCAAGTTAAGCCTGCAATCGCAAGAGTTGCACAAGTTGTTGAAGTTGATACATCCCTTATCAGAAAAAGAAGAGACAAGTTTCCTGAAAACCCGTCAGAATTTTTATCTAAGTTTTCATACTTAAATGGTAATACAACTTTGTCTGAAAGCATTGGATATCAAGCCAATATGACTTTTATAGGTGCGGACAATGTAACTAATTATGAAGTTTTCATCAATGGTGATTACTACGGAGATAATGTAAACAAAATTCAAATATCAACTAATGATTTGTTAACGGTAAACATTACAAAATCAGATATAACAAAAAACTCAGAAATTGAGTTTAATGTTGAATTGTATTCTTCAGAACCTATCAACGTCGGAAGAGTTAGCTATTCAACAAATTTATATACATTAGGTACAGTGAGTGGTTCTACTTTCAATATTTCCACTAACCTTGGTTTTGTGAAAGGAAATAAAATTAAAATTTCTCATGATTTGAGAAACTATCAATATTCTGAAGTTGTATCTTATGAACCTAACACTGGTTTGTTAGTTTTTTCTGGTGCTTCTGACGTAGTTTTTTCGGGTAGTGGAACTTATTCTGAGTGGAATATATTTTAATTTTCTCCGTAAACGTCTTTCTTTTCTTTACACTTTTCTTGTATCAAATTTTCTAGGAATTTGTAAATTTTGATTCCCCTCTTATCACAGTATTTTTTTAACATATCGTGGGATTCTGGTGATATCTTAATATTCTTTATTTCCTTCTTTGTTTTCATAGGCAGAAAAAAGGCAGAATTAATTCTCCCTGTTTACAAATAGATATCTAAAAGTCAAGTTTTTTCATTCAGATATGAATATTTATCAATAAAATAAATCTGCAAAGAACAATTTTATAATGGCAACACAAGTAAATCAAAAAGTATATGTATCACCTGGAGTTTATACCTCTGAGACAGATTTGTCCTTCGTGGCACAAAGTGTCGGTGTAACTACATTAGGTTTGGTTGGAGAGACAATCAAAGGTCCTGCATTCGAACCAATTTTCATCACGAACTATGACGAGTTTCAAGCCTACTTCGGTGGCACTGAACCAACAAAATTTGTGAACACACAAATCCCAAAGTATGAGGCGGCTTATATTGCTAAGTCTTACTTACAACAATCAAACCAATTATTCGTAACGAGAATTCTTGGATTGTCTGGATATGATGCGGGTCCTTCATGGAGCATCAAGGTAAAGGCAAACGTTGACCCAACAACTATTGGATTCAACCCTATTACACCAACTCCTTGGTCGGTGAACTTTACTTTCAATTCATCTGCGAACACAATATCTTTCGGTAGTGTATTCCCTTATGAGATTCAAAGTAATTTAACAGAACAATATAGAATGTTCGATGGAAGTACTTCCAATATTCAAGCAGATATTATAGGATTTATTAATAACATCATCGCGAACAACGCGATTTCAGGTAACACGGGTAACATTTATGGTACACTTCCTGAAGGTGATTTTTACGCATTTTTAGCAAAGTATCCTAATCTTAATAACGTATACCTTACAGATAGTATGAACATAGCTGGGAATGATTTAACAGCTTCTTCGAATGACGCTTGGTACTACGCAAACTTTGATAACTACAGTGGTGATAACTACTCGGGTTATTCAATGGATTATGGAGTAACTGCAATTGCTTCAGGTGCAAGTTCAACCTACACTGGTACTTTATCAGGTAATGTTTATACTTGGTCAGGTACTGCTTTCTCAGATTACAACAACATGGTTGTTGCAACACTTCGTTCAAGAGGTATTTCATTATTTGAAAACAGTGCTTCAAGTAATGCACATGGTCCTATATATGAAGTTAATTCAGGAGGTACGGTTTCAGGATTGAGTGCTCTTACAATGGTTTGTAGTGGTCAATATTCAGGTGTTACAAAAAACCCATATGAAACTTTCTTACTATCGGGTATCACAAAAGATAACGACACATTTAGTTTCGAAGTTTCTTTATCAGCGGCTTCATCTAAATTTATAACTAAAGTTTTAGGTTTCGACAACTTTGGTAAATCAAGACAAGAGGTTCCTATTTTCGTGGAGGAAGCATATCCTGCTTCTTTAGCTTACGCTTATAATCAAAGTTATATTCGTGGTTTAGATTGTGAATTGATTGGTTTACCTGGGGCAAGAACTGAAGATTCAAGTTCAATCGCTTACAACCTTGAAAAATATCAATCACCTATGACTCCATTCTTGGTTTCAGAATTGAGAGGTAATAAGGTTTATAAGTTATTCAGATTTATTTCAATTTCTGATGGGGATGCGGCTAACGTAGAAGTTAAAGTTTCTATTGCGAACTTATCATTCAACAATATGACGTTTGATGTCCTTGTTAGAAATTTCTTCGATTCAGATGCTAACCCAATAGTTATCGAGAAGTTTACAAACTGTAATATGGACCCAGCTTCTAACAACTTCGTTGCTAAGAAGATTGGTTCGTCTAACGGTGAATACGCTCTGATTTCAAAATATATTATGGTTGAGATGTCGGATGAAGCTCCAATCGATGCTTTACCATGTGGATTCTACGGATATACACAAAGAGAATACGGTTCAGTATTGAATCCTTCTCCTGTACCTCAATTCAAAACAAAATATTATTTCCCTGGTGAAACAATATATAACCCTCCTTTTGGTACTCCATCAGGTGGTGATAATTCAGTGGAATCTGCTGGTGATGTTGTAAGAAGAAGTTACTTAGGATTTTCAACAGTGTTAGGTGTTGACGAATCATTATTAACGTACAAAGGTAAACAAAATCCAAATAATTGGATTGTATCTCCTGTTCCTGTTGATGGAGCTTCTTGGAATTACCTTTCGAAAGGATTCCATATGGACTCAGGTGCAACTGTTGTAACAATAGCAAATTCTTATCAAACGAGTGGTACTCCAGCTTTCGAGTGTGGAGTTGCTGATTTCAGATTTGACCCTGAAACTCAAGAAAACCCTTACTACTTTATTTACTCAAGAAAATACACAGTATGTTTCGCGGGTGGATTTGACGGATGGGATATCTACAGAGAATATAGAACAAATGCTGATAGATTCCAACTTGGAGCATCAGGTTACTTGGCAGGAGCTGCGGCTTCTACAAGATACCCAACAGCAACAGGTGAAGGTTTGTTCAAGAGAATTGTTGTTGAAAACAACACACAAGATTTTGCGAACACTGACTACTACGCATACCTTTTAGGTATTCTATCGTTCAGAAATCCTGAAGCAACAAACATCAACGTATTTGCAACTTCAGCAATAGATTATGTAAATAACTCTAATCTTGTAGAGGAAGCAATCGATATGATTCAATTCCAAAGAGCTGACTCAGTTTACATCGCAACAACACCTGACTATCAGATGTTTACACCAGATGGAACTAACTCACTTGATATCATCTACCCACAAGAGGCTGTTGATAACTTGGATAACACAGGAATTGACTCCAACTATACCGCTACTTACTACCCATGGATTCTTGTAAGAGATACTGTTAACAATACACAAATCTACTTACCACCAACAGGTGAAGTTTGTAGAAACTTGGCTCTAACAGATAACATTTCATTCCCATGGTTCGCATCAGCGGGTTACACAAGAGGTCTTGTTAACTCAATCAAAGCGAGAGTGAAGTTGACTCAAGAAGATAGAGATACACTTTATCAAGGTAGAATCAACCCAATCGCTACTTTTGCTGACGTAGGAACTGTAATTTGGGGTAACAAAACTTTACAAGTTGCAGACACAGCACTTAACAGATTGAACGTAAGAAGACTTTTACTTCAAGCTCGTAAATTGATTTCAGCTGTGGCGGTAAGATTGTTGTTCGAACAAAACGACCAAGTAGTAAGACAACAGTTCTTGGATAGTGTTAATCCAATCCTTGATTCAATCAGAAGAGATAGAGGTCTTTACGATTTCCGTGTGACTGTATCATCTTCTCCTGAAGATTTGGATAGAAACACTTTAACAGGAAAGATTTACTTAAAACCAACGAAGGCGTTAGAATTCATAGATATTGAATTCTTCATCACACCAACAGGTGCTTCGTTTGAAAATATCTAATAAAAACGGGGGGACCAAATCCCCCCATTTTTTAGCCTTATATAATGAGAAAACAAATTTCAGAAGGGTTCAAAGATGAAAAAACCCCAGATTTAAAATATTACGCTTTTGACTGGGACGATAATATTGTGCACATGCCAACCAAAATCATTTTGAAAGACGATAAAGGTGATGAGGTCGGAATGTCTACGGAGGACTTTGCTGAGTACAGACATAAAGTAGGTAAAGGTGATTTTGACTACGATGGTCACACAATTGTAGGTTATGCTGAAAACCCATTCAGAAACTTTAGAACAGAAGGAGACAAAGATTTTATAATCGATTCAATGAAAGCCAAGAAAGGACCAGCGTTTGATGACTTTAGAGAAGCTATTAATAACGGTTCAATATTTGCAATCATAACAGCCCGAGGACATAATCCTGAAACTTTAAAACAGGCGGTCTACAATTACATCGTCAATGACTTCGAAGGTATCTCAAAAGACGAGTTACTTAAAAATTTAAAAAAATACAGGTCTTTCTTAGGTGAAGATGAAATGTCTGATAAAGAATTAATCGACACATACTTGGCGTTGAACAAATACCACCCCGTTTCTTTTGGAGACGAAGGAGGGGCCACAAACCCCGAAGAAGCAAAGGTCAAAGCAATGAATGATTTTGTGGATTACATAAAGGGGATGGCTGCAATACTTAATAAAAAAGCCTGGTTAAAAAACGATTTAGGACACAAATTCACACCTACTAAACCAATGATAGGCTTTTCAGATGATGACCCTAAAAACGTAGAAGTAATGAGAAAAGCATTTAAAGATAAACCAGATAATTTAGTTAAGACTTATTCTACTGCTGGAGGAATTAAGAAGGAAGTGCAATAAAGGTACTTTTTTTAAAAATTGAAGTAAATAGAAAAATTTTATACTTACCTATATTTATATCATATAAACACTGAAAACAAAAATTTAATAATATGGCTGATTTACTGATGAAAATGCCGATACCTTACGAACCGAAACGTCAGAATCGATTCATCTTAAGGTTTCCTTCAAGTTTGGGGATTAATGAGTGGTTTGTAGAGACCGCGGCAAGACCTTCTATCAAAATCGCAGCAACTGAAATTCAGTTCTTGAATACATCAACTTTCGTTGCGGGTAGATTCAATTGGGACCCAATCTCTGTGAAATTTAGAGACCCAATCGGTCCATCAGCAGCTCAAGCTCTAATGGAATGGGTTCGTCTACACGCTGAATCTGTAACAGGACGTATGGGATATGCTGCGGGTTATAAAAAAGATATCGACCTCGAAATGCTTGACCCAACAGGTGTGGTTGTAGAAAAGTGGATTCTTTATGGAACATTCTTAACAGACGTTAACTTTGGTTCATTGAGTTACGCTACAGACGCACTTGCAGATATTACTTGTAGTTTGAGAATGGATAGATGTGTGTTAGTGTACTAATACTATATACAAAAACTTAAAACCTTTTATATTTAACCGTAAAGACATAAACTTTACGGTTATTTTTTTTATATGGACGAACAATCAAGACAGTATGGTCAACAAAATTTAACGTTACCACACGACATAGTACAACTTCCTTCAGAAGGATTATTTTACAAAAATAAAAAGAAAGCGGTTAAGGTGGGATATCTTACTGCCGCTGATGAAAATATTTTAATGGGTGGGGGAAACGACCTAACATATACCTTATTGAGAAATAAGTTATACGAACCAGACATGAAAATAGATGATATGTTAGAAGGTGATGTGGAGGCTATTCTTGTGTTTTTAAGAAATACAGGTTTTGGACCAGAAGTTGAATTAAATTTAACAGACCCACAAACGAGAAAATCTTTTAAGACGACAGTTCTGTTGGACCAACTTTCAATTATAAAAGGAGTTGCACCATCAGAAGACGGGACATTTACAGTAAAACTTCCAAAGTCTGAAGCGGTTATCAAATTAAAACCTATGACTTATGGTGAGATTAATGAAATCCAAAAAATGATTGATTCATATCCTGCAGGAAGAACCGCACCAAGGGTAACATGGAGACTCAACAAAGAAATTGTAGAGGTAAACGGAAACCCTGATAAAGGAGAAATTGCTAAATTTGTTGAATCAATGCCAATTGGTGATTCAAAATTTATTAGACAATTCATGAATGAAAATGAACCAAGGCTGGATATGACCAGAGAAGCAATAGCCCCGTCAGGAGAAAAACTAACAGTGAATGTTGGTTTCGGGGTTGAATTTTTTCGTGCTTTCTTCTGATTATAGAAAAGGACAAATAGATGAGTTCTATTATTTGAACAAACTCTTAGGTATAAGTTGGGTAGATTTTGAAACGATGCCACTATTTGTTAGAAAATATCTTTTGGATAAATGGATTGAAGATAATAGAAAGGACTGAAAAATCAGTCCTTTTGTATTTATATAATATTAAGAATGTATGGCACCTGATAATTTAAATTACGGTACACCACCAAGTAGTGATGATATAGGTAGTTTTGGTAAGAATCTTGAAAGCATGCTCAAGATTGGTGTACGTGATTTTGCGGACGCAATCACAAGGCTAACGAACAGTGCGAACATTATTAACAAAACCTTCACCCAAGGACGACAAAGAGTTGTAGAACTTCAACAAGCGGTTGCCGACACAGTACCAAGTGTTAACAGAATTGGAGGTACGTTATCGGATGTTGAAAATACAATTTCAAAAGTTGCTGAGGCTTCTAGAAGAAACGTTATTGCCAATACAGAAGATGTAACAAAGCTTGTTGCTGCAACTAAAGTCTTGAATGAAGACGCGGAAGTTCTTACTAACGCATTCATGGACGTTGGTATGAGTGTAAGTCAGATTGGACCAGAATTAGAAAGCTCAATCAGATATGTTCAAAGTATTGGTGGAAACGCCTCAGAGGTTGTTAAGATGATGAGAACCAATATGGACCAACTCAATCGTTACCAATTTGAAGGTGGAGTACAAGGACTTACAAAAATGGCGGCTCAAGCATCAATGTTGAGATTCGACATGAACGAGACTTTTAGATTGGCGGACAAAGTTATGTCTCCTGAAAATGCGATTGAGGTTGCATCCGCTTTCCAAAGATTAGGAGTGTCTGCAGGAAACTTAGTTGACCCTTTCCAATTGATGAATCAATCAATTAATGACCCTTCAGGTCTTCAAGACAGTTTAGCCCAAGTTTCAAAACAATTCACTTATTTTGATGAAAAAACAAAATCTTTCAAAATTAACCCACAAGGTGTAATGATATTGAAAGAAATGGAAGCCCAAACAGGTGTAAGTGCTAAAGAGTTGAGCAAGATGGGACTTGCAGCAGCTGAGCTTGATAAAAGACTTTCTGCTGTTAGTGCAGCGGGACTTAAGGTCGGTAGCGAAGAGGACAAACAATTTTTGGCAAATATTGCTAAAATGGGTGAAGGGGGTGAGTATGAAGTTCAAATCAAAGATGATAAAGGTCAAATGCAGACCAGAAAACTATCGGAGATTACCCAAACAGAATTCGATAAATTAATCAAAGAGCAAAAAGACGGACCAAAAACATTAGAAGAACTTGCAAGAAGTCAGATGAACCTGACTCAACTTATGGAAGCTGACGTTTCCGCAATCCGTAACAAAATTGTTGGAGGTGTATCCACAGCAGCCCCTGTACTCAATAACTTAGAAGGATTCAGAAATATTACAGATGTAATCGGTGGACTGTTATCCGATGCCAAAAAATCGGGTACCACAAAAGGAGTTAGAGAAGATACCGAAAAGTTCATATACGGTACGGAACAGATGTTCAAAGATTTGAAAGACCCATCCAAAAATGGACTCACTGTTCTAACATCATATGCCAAAGATTTTGGTTCGGCTTTGAAAGAAAGAGGTCTCAATATAATGGACAGATTGAAAGAAGTTACTCAAGAGGCTCGACAAGGTATTAAGGGAAATGATTTGGCTTCAAGAACCGCCAGAGGAATTTTGAGTAGTGTGCCTGGTCAATCAACTTCATCAGTTACTCCATCATCGAACCAAAGTAGAACAGAACAAATACAACAAGAAGTGAAGTCTGTTGCTCAAAGTTACGGGGCAAGCTCATCCACAAAGATTGATATGGGTGGTAAAATTGTGATTGATATTAACTTCAACGGTGCTCAAGGATTGACTCAAGAACAGATTAATCAAATTACAAAAATACTTTCAGACAAGTTGAGTGGAACAGAGTTCCAAAATTATATTATCAACGTTCAAAGTGCTTCAAAACAATCTCCAACACAAAGACAAGGGTCAAATACTTATGGTGGTGGATAACAAAAAAATTATCCCTAACCTATTTATATAAAAAGATTTGATGGCAAGTTTATTAGATTTTTCTGCAACAAACGGTTTTAGAAAAAAGCTCCTAACTAGGAACTTAACACCGTATGCCAAAGCCCCAAATCGACCAACACTTCCAATAGATACAACTTATGTTCAGACCGATAGTTCTGTTCAAGACAGTCCAGATAAATTAATTGACGAACCAAGTTTTGCAAACAAACTATATCCACTCAATGAGTGGGGTTCTGAAGGTGGATACAAACAAGTTCCAGACCCAACAGGATTATTAAATACGAAATCAAATAAGGGAGAGTATGGACCAGGTCAACAGGACGCAAAAATAATAGACCAATCTCAAGTTGCATCTAATAAAGGTTTCGGAAGTATTTCTCCAGCTTGGAAACCTTTGAATGCTTATGCGAACGGAACACAGACATCTTTAGATAGTGGTGAATACATCACACAACCAGACTTTGTGGTGGGCGGTACTAGGTTATACAACAATCAACCATATCCAACAACCTTTAACCCATCATCATACGGACCCGTAGGAATTTTATTATCGAGAGACCCACTCGGAAGTAATGGACTTTTGAGTCAAGACTCTTTTATTGCCAAACTAGGTGCTCAGACTCTTAGAAAATCATTCGAAGAAAGAATAGCACAACAAATTTATCAAAACACTGCAGCAAGAGCAAATTTATTCAGTGTAGATAGTGGAATTGACGTAGTGAATTTAGTAACAGGAAGGGTGCCTCTGATAGAACCTAATTGGACTATTACAGTACCTTCAAATCCAATTTTAGCCGCCACAGATTTTGCTTTGAGATTGGCTGGAAGTATAATTCCTGTATCACCGATTCCTGGTTCTTATTGGGACACGTCAATAAATTCAGGACAGCCAACAACAATACAACAGTTACAAAATGCTTTTAGGAGAAGTACAGTAGGTAACTTTTTCAATAGATTATTGGGGGCACCTCAGACGGGTTCACAACTTTTCTTGAACAATACTGGTGGCGGACAAAGGTCTATACTTTTTAGAAACATTAACTTCAATAAGTATAAACCAAGTTATGATAGAGGATTCCTAAATAGAGGTGGTGGTGCATTAGTTGGTGGTGTATCAAATAACTCGAACTACTACGTCGGTTCAAGAAGCTCAGAACCGTCACAAGTCTTCTCACCACCAGGTGCCCTACCTGTTAACGACTTTGGTGTTGTTCAACAGTCTCCTGTCTTTGGACCTACTGAACTTGCACAACTATACGAAGGACCAAGTAAAGAAATTAAGTTAGGTGCCAACGGCCCAACATATGGTAATGGTGGTGGTATTGAAGGTGGATTTACATGGGTATCTCCAAAATATAAAGGAAATGCTGGTAAGAGAGTTGGGTTAGGGGGTGAGATAACAAGTGAAGACGAAGATTTTAAACCATCATCATATAATTCAACCGAATCAACAGAAAGAACTTTCAGAGAAGGTTCAATTCTTGACGACACCCAAAGGTTAATTAATAGTCAACCGCAAGGAGGTAAGAGATTACAACACGTAGGAAATGCCATAGACCAAGTATCCAAAGTATTCAATGATGGATACAAAGAAATGACCAAAGGTTCAAGAGTTTATAGATATGTTGGTGACCCTGGTCAAGAAGTTGGTACTGAATACTGTAGAGTTTTTGCTAAAGATACTCCATATCTTCAATACAACGACTTACAAAAAGCCGACGGTATCACAACACAAGGAAGAAGATTTTCTGACTCAGTTTTGGATAACACATACAATTTGAATATTGTTCCTAATAAACAAGAAGGAGGTCAAAGTTCAACGAATTTGATTGGAACTGAAAACAATGCTTTTGCGAAAAAATACATGTTTTCACTCGAAAACTTGGCTTGGAGAACATCATCAAGTCCTGGATATTCTGTATCTGATTTGCCAATTTGTGAAAGAGGACCAAATGGTGGTAGAGTTATGTGGTTCCCACCATATGGATTAACCTTTAGTGAAAGTGTTTCTGCGAACTGGAACTCAAGTGATTTCTTAGGAAGGCCTGAACCAATATACACATACAAGTCAACACAGAGAGGTGGTACACTATCATGGAAAATAGTTGTTGACCACCCTTCCGTGTTAAATGTTATCGTTAACAAAGTACTTTCCAACGAAACAAACGCAACAAGAGTTAACAGTATTCTCGATTCGTTCTTTGCTGGATGTAGAAAATATGACTTATATGAGTTAGCTAAAAGATATTGGAAAGTGAATCCGAACGACTTGTATCAATTACAAGAAGCGATTACTTCTAAAAAACTTTCCCGTGAACAAATTGAATGGTCTAAGTCTACAATTCAAACAGGTGTTGATGGAGGTCAAGGGCAACCTTTAGCGCAGGGTACAAGTACTACAGTTTCTCTGAAAGATTATGAACAAATAGGTTTATACTTTGGAAATGATTATCCTAAACAAGGTAGTGTAACAAACTACTCAAATGAATTTTCAAGGTACACATCTACTTCCAATATAGATTATTACAAATCAAAAAGTCCGAGTACTGCGGCACAGACAACATCTTTTTTCGACAACGTTGTAAAACCGAACTATAAAATTGCACAAAAAATGGTTACTGACTTAGCCACAAAATTAAGTGGCTCCACAGGAACAATAACCATAACAATTGACTCAAGTTGTTCTGCGCCCGCAACAGTTCAATACAACCAAGAACTCTCCAAAAGAAGAGTTGAATCCGCCGTCTTATTCTTTTCACAACAAGATGCTTTGAAGAAATTTATTGAAGAAAAAAGACTTTTAATAGTTCCTTCGAAAGGTTTAGGAGAATCAACAAGAACTCAACCTAAACAGTTCAAGGTTGCGGACCCAACCGACCCAAAAGATTTCACTTTAGGTAATACTGTGAGATGTACAGACGAAGACAAGACAGTCCCTGTAGTTGGTGGCGACGTACAAGTTGAAGCTAAAGAAATTTTTACATATGGGGCCATGGCTTGTAGAAGAGCCTACATAAGTTCAATCAAAGACGACACAAGTACAAACGTTCCATCATCAACACCAACACCAAAGTATACAGACGTTTTTCAAGCAAACACCGTAACAACAACAGTTGATACAGAAGAAACCGTCAGAGAATGGAAACCAAGAGATAATATAACCAAGAGAGTTCTTAGGTCATTACTTTCTGAGTGTGATTATTTTGAGACTATCAAACAAGACTCGCCGATGGTTTACGATAACTTGAGAGACAAGTTGAAGTTTTTTCAACCAGCATTTCACTCAATAACCCCCGAAGGGTTGAACTCAAGACTTACATTCTTACAACAATGTATGAGACCAGGTGATACAATCCCTACAATTAAAACTGTTAATGGGACTGAATCTTTACAATATAACAATGCTGTAAACACAGCCTTTGGAGCACCACCAGTTTTGGTTCTCAGAATTGGTGATTTCTATAATACGAAAATTATACCTGATTCACTTAACATAAGTTATGAAGATTTGGATATAAATCCTGAAGGGATTGGTGTACAACCAATGATTGCAACTATTCAGTTGGGATTTAAGTTTGTGGGAGGTAGTGGACTGAAAGAGTCTGTAGACAAATTACAAAACGCATTATCGTTCAACTATTATGCCAACACAGAAATTTATGATGATAGAGCGGATGTAACAGCTCAGGAAGACTTCTTAAAAGTATTGGACGCTGAGTTCTTGGCGATGGCTAATCCACCAGCTCCTCCAGCGGTTAATCAAGCGGAACCGAACAATGGTCAGAACAATAACCAAACCATTGGAACAATTATAAGTAAAGAAATTGTTTCAACTTTTGAGACAGGTAAAATTTCTTATCAAAATTATATGGTAAATTTGGTTAATCAAACACAAACATATTTCCAAAACGTTGTTAACAAACAAAAAGAAGTTAACGCACAATACAATAACGCAATGAGACAACAGTGGATGTTAGAAAGGAATTACGCTGAGGGAGTTACACCTGTAAATTCAACAAGTAAGTTTGTGTTGTTTGGTAAGCCCAATAATGTTGAAAAAAGGGTAAATAATATCTTTGCGGAGTATGAGAAAAACATTTCTGTAGGTAATGATGAATTTATCAAATACGTTTCAGACGTTAATTGGGATTTTTCACAAAGATTAAAAGAAACTGTAAAAACAAACTATGCTAATTTTGTAAAAAACAAAAGAGGTAATTATCAAAACGCAATAACAAAAATCATTCAGGATATTACCAATATTGAGACTCAGTACATCCAACAACTATCAAGAGCTAACATATTGACTTTTGAGGGTATGGCTAACAATGGAACAGATGGTTTTCAATCTAGTAATGGTAATGTTACTTTATACCGTACAATAGGTACTAACGAATTTGACCCTTCTTCTCAACCTGTGCCCGCGGATACATTTGTTGAATTAAGGAACGACTATAAAAAAATTCAAGATGATGTTATAACTTTCAATAATGTAATTTGGAAAAATCATAGTTTTGTAAACACACAGGACGGTAAAGAATATACTGGTGTTTTAGTTTTCAATCTTGGTGGTGGAAAGGCTCTAAATTCATATTTGGGTGAAAAGCCTGAAGAAATTGTTTTCAAACCTTTCTCTAAAAACAGATTGTTCGAAACTAATTTTACTTTCAGAAGACAATACATGATTGTTTCGGACGACATATTAGATGATAAAAAATATCAAACTTTCAAACAAGCAATCATCGGTAATATAATTGGTAATCAGGCAATTATCGGTGATAAGAAAACAAATATTGAAGAGGTTTTCGACGCTTACTGGTTAACAAAAGCAAAACCTCTATTTACTGAGGAAAACAATTTGACTAAATCTTTTATTGATAACTTGGAAAAGAACGATTTGAAAAACTTTATAAAATATACCCCGTTCCCATCAAAGAAAAGAGTGCTCTCATTCACATCTGAAAAACCAGCAGACACCGAAGGAGAAATAAAATCACAAGAGGCTATGGTTAAAAACTTAGCAGCACAGACAAATTCCAATACCGACCAATTGACGTGGAACATAAAGAACGATGGAGGTGCATATATTTCAAAAGCAAAACTTAACTAATGGCATACACATATTGGAATAGATATAGTCAATTTATAATCAATGGTGAACAAACTGTTGTGCCTTATGTTCAATTGCCTTCAAAACCAACAGATAAAACTTACATTTATAAAGTAGGTAGGAGTAGATTAGATAGAGTATCACAAGAGTATTACAACTCCCCAACTTTTGGTTGGTTGATACTTCAAGCAAACCCACAGTTTGTGGGTATGGAAAATAATATTTTCGATGGTGCTATTCTAATTGTCCCCTTCCCATTATTACCCTCCTTACAGGATTATAAGGCGGCGATAGAAAACCATTTCTTTTATTATGGCAGGTAACGTACAGGCGGATAACAGTGGGAACATTTATGTTGAGTTTGATTATAACAACATTATCGTAGTTGACCCTAACAAAACAATCGATTCTTTAGGAAAGATTCGTGAAAGGTTGGTTGACCACGAGAACCTTGTTATGTATGCAAACTTGGAAGCTGAATTACTTCCAAGAACAAAACTTGCTATTGGAGCTTCTCCTGAAGATAGGGTACGAATTGTTTCAATTGCCAAGATGGATTTCCTAAAACCAACTAAGGATTCATATTTGGGTACAGGTTATTATGATGAATTAACAGGGGACAATACAACTAAATTCAAGGGTGTAAATCAGATGATGAGTCAAACCGTTGTTCCAAAAGACGGTACTAAGCCTTACGTTGTTGAAAAACCATCTGACTTAACAAGTGTATTGGATAATGGATTACTTGGAATTACAAACATAAGTGTTGATACAAACCTATCTTTTGTACCATCTGTAAGAATTTCTTTGGAAGATGTTCAAGGAAGGGCTTTATTTCAGTTAGGTAACAACTCACCTTACGCAGCATTTTTTAATTTACCATACCCACCATTTTATTTGACTCTCAAAGGGTATTACGGTCAAGCCATAAGATACCAACTTAATTTGGAAAAATTCAACGCAAGGTTTAACACCTTCAGTGGAAACTACCAAATTGATTTGGATTTCAAAGGATATAAGTTTAACATCCTTAACGAAGTTGCAATGGGTCATCTTATTGCGACACCACACATGTATAGTCAACAGTTCAATGTTTCGGCACAACCTGTTGGACCACAACAAACAAATCGCGAACAACAGACCTCAGTTGCAACACAGGTGGGAGCTGCTAATCAGGTTAATGATGGTAGACAATCAGAAGGCACTGTACAAGTTACATCTGAAAGAGGTTATCAGAAGATAAAAGAAGTTTATAGTGAATATAAATCAAAGGGGTTGATACCTCCCGACTTTCCTGAATATACTTTAGTGCAATTCATTAATAAGTTAGACCTGTTCGAGCAAAACGTGGCCAATAAGTTTGCAAAGGCAGATGTGGACCCTTTGACTAATATTAGAGGATACAAACAAGTATTAACAAACTATTTCGGAACTTCTGCAAATAGAGGTGTTAGAGCGGGTGAAACTTCTTGGTTTTCAGATTATTTGAATCCCGCACCCATTATTCTAAATAATGGCGATAGGACTTACATGTATAAGGAGTTAAACCTTGAAACTAAACTTGCTGCCACGAACCAACTTGAGAGTATAATTAAACAGTATAATGAACTTTTGGCTAAGAACCCAACGTTGGGGGCTGGAGGGGCTGCACCGATACCAAATCCAATTAACATTAATACGGTCAAAATAAAAGCACCAAACGCGGATGCTGTGAATTGGACCGCAACTACTATTGCTCAAACTGGTATCTATAAACCAACCGAGCAAGACGTTAATAGGATAAAAGGAGAGTTCGAAAGGTTCACAAAGCCAATTTATAAAACAGAGATTGTAAACGGGAAAGAAACACTAGTTGATATAAGAGCACCATTTTTTGTTTTTGAAGGTGATGGAAGATTCGACAAACAGATTCAATTATTAGAGGCACAAGCCAACAAAAAACTTTCGCAGTTTGAAGACCAAATAACTAAGAAACTACTTGAAAAAATTGAAAGTGGAACTGAAGGTATTGGATTCAAACCTACTGTTAGAAACATTATGGCGGTTTTAATGGCATCTGCAGAAGCCTTTATTAGACTCTTAGATGATGTTCATAATAATGCATGGAATGTTAAGTATGACCCTGTAAGAAAAAAGGCGATACTCAACAATCCATCATCAGCATCAGGTTCAGATACCGTTGATGATTTGAAATTGACTCAAACCGCTATTGAACAGAGTACAGGATTGAAATATGCAGAAATCCCTGTATACCCTTGGCCACAATTCTTCATTGAGACACCCGAGGACAAAAAGGGTAGGTTCCAATTGAAGTATCCCGCAGACCCATCTGTTGTTGAGCTAACACAAGGATGGGATTATTCAAAGTGGCCTGAAGTAGAGTTTGTTGAGGAGTACATGAGAGGGATAACACAAAAGTTTAATCCACCATTGACTCCTGAACCATTAGACAATCAACAGGATACAAATATAATTAATATCAATGCAATAGAATTTCCATCTGAAGGTATTGCTTACGTAAACAAAGAGGAGATTAAATTTTTCTATGAAATTTGGGAAAGACAACTACTAACATCAAGGTATTCCAATTTTGTTAGGGCAAACGGAAATCAAGTTGACGAAATTATAAAGTTGAACACTGAAGCCGAAGCTAGCAATATTGTAACAAGTTTGGGTCTGAACGCTCCATACATCACAATGAAGCTGAAAAATTATGGTTTGAATTCTACCAATTACAGAGCTTTCTTGGAGAACATATCTAATGGTGGGACTGGTAGAGCATGGCAAGACTTCATAAGGGATTTCTTCGTAACACCATATATCAGAAATCTAACTGAAAATTCGTTCAGCATTTTGGACATCAATGAGTTTGGTAAGATACCACAACTTTTCACAAAGTCTGCCGCCCTTCAAAAGTTGGTAACAAATTCAACCAATGAGCCAAACATTACAGATACAATACCATTTACAGACTCAGTTTGGGTTACCGATAATATGGCGGATGGTAAAACCGCACAGGGTACTAATGTTTATAACACAAATAAAGTACTAACTGTTTTCGAACCAAGAAAAATTATATCGAACTTTAATGATGTATATAATTTTGATGAGAAAAGACCAGTAACTAACTTCTCATATAAAAACACAAACAACAATCCGTACCCTATTGTTTCGGCAACAAATTTGAACCAAACAGGATTAAATGATTTTTATAGAATAAGAATAGATTCTGGAAATTTCATTGCGACCGAGGGTGTTTATGTTCACTTTGCACCTTCATTTCAATTATTTGGAGTTACAAATCCTATCCCTTTCCAAACAACAACTTCAATTCTTAACACACCATTTATGGTAAACGCCATACAAAATGGGGTTCAGGATTTCAGAAATAAAGCAAAATATCCTTATGTACAAGCGGCATATTTGTTTTTGAATTCTTTACCATTGGCATCACTGAAGGAGAAATATAAATCATTTAATAACAACACTTCATCTGATTTAGATTACATAGCATCTTGTTTAAAAAAGTTTGGTGCAATTCACAAGTTACCATACGCTTGGATTCTTAAAATGGGTTCGGTATATCACAGATATAAAGTATTCAAAGAAACAAACGTGGATATTCTAAACACCGCTTGGACAAACTTTGATTACGTAAAAAACTTTTCACCAATCCAAGGTACAACAACGCAAACATATAACGTAAAGATAGGTGGACAGACAAAACCAATTACCTTACAAAATGAAACTAATACCGATGTTAATATACAAGTTGGATTCTATCCTAAAGTTATAAATGATTTTTATACATTCCTCACGGGATATGAAGTATACAAAGATTATACGGATACTGAAATTCAAAATACCATAAACGGAGGAATGAAAATTTTCAATTTTTCTGAATCCGATATCCAAACAATTCAACAGACAAAAAGATTGAGGTTATCTACTTGGTCAGTGCTTATTCCAAGTGTAGTGAAGAATGGAATTAAGTGTGACCCGAACGATAATACCTTAGCCACCGCTTACACAATTGTTCCTTCTTTTGGTTCGACAGTAAACCAAGCCGCCTTGGAATGTGTTGTGAATCAGAATACACCAACATCTTTTACTAAAGTAAATTTATCGAACAACCCATCGATGTATAATGGCTCTGTTAGACTTTTTTGGGCGGCACCAAACTATGGTTATTTTGATAATCAGACGTTGGTAAAACCGTCACCTGAAAGTTACATGAATAAAATTGATAGTAAAAAAAGTAATCAAACACCTTTCAAACTTTCAATGGTTGATGAGTATTCTAAAATTGAGGAGATATTTTCAGTGTTCGAAAAAAGAGTTTTGGATTCCTTCGAACAAGAGTTTTTGAATTTTTCAAAACCAATAACTGATGTAGATTTACCTGTAAGTACTCAAATTGGTGCATCATCTGTTGCTATTAACGCCGATTTTAAAAATTTTCAATCACTTTTCAAAAGTTTGTTGACGGTGGTTCCTAAACCATCAACAACAAACGACCAAGAATATTTCACAGGTATAATAAATGCTCAGTACCAAAATGTTCAAAACACATTGAGAGGATTTTTGGAATATGATATATTATTCAGATATGGTAATCCATCTAATTACAAGAGAAGAATCGTTGACTCGTATTTGTCTCACAATAGTGCTCCTGTTATAACCGACCCAATAAAGTTCAAGCCATACGTAAAAGGAACACTTCCTAGCAGAGGAGGAACTATTTCTGTTTCTCAATCAAAGGTTCAAAACCCCGCCGCGTGGTTTGCACTTGAAACAGAGGTTGGATTTTCAACAATACCAAATGTGGTGTATTCTTCAACTGGTTCGTACATTACAGATTTCTTTATCGATAATGATATCGAGTTCACCGCTGATAATGTTGTACTCCTAAGTCAGATAATTAAAATGTATGCAACGTACAAACTTAAATTACCGAGTGCGGCGGTTGACCAATTCAAAAATCAAATTCAATATCTAATTAATGCTGAGGATTTATTACAGGGTAATTTCCTAAATGACTTATTGGCAAGACTTAACAAAGATTTACCAAGTCAGTATCAAGTTCCCCAAGGGACGGTTAATAGTGTAATTACAGGTGAACAAAGTAAGATAGAAAATTGGGAGATATTCAAAGCATTAAACGATAAGTGGATTGCAGGGGGTGACTACAAGTCTAAGACATTGTTTGAAGATATTATGTTCTTGGACAGAGCTTCAAGGAATATCGGACAGACAGTACTAATAGACATATTTGACCTGAAGAGCATGTTAGGAAAAGATTCATTGAATAACGCTATGAGTGTTTTCACACTTATGAGTGGTATTCTAATCAAAAACAACTTCACGGTTATGAATCTTCCTGCTTACGTAAACTTCTACAATGTTCAGGATGTGGATGGAACAACAATACCAAAACCTGAAGGTACATTAGACTTCGCCAACAACTTATGGGGTACATTCCTTAATGTTGATTATAGAAACGCAACATCAAAGATGGTGTGTTTTTATGTAGGGAAGCCGTCACAATATTTGGACTTACCTAAAGGAAACTTCAGATTTAGAGATGATGGTTTCGAAATGAGGAGAGCATCAGAAAATCCGTTGATTGAGAATCAAGATGGTAAAAAAGATTGGTCTTTATCAAATAAATGTGTTGGATTCAATGTTGATATTGGTATAAGAAATCAAAACATATTTTATTCATTCCAAGTTGACCAAAGTGCTGGTGTTGCAACCTCAGAATCTATTAACACCCAACTCAATATGGTTAATCAAGCCTCAGGTAGAAATGTTGCAACTCAAAACGTTTCATTATATAATCTTTATAAAAACAGAAGTTATAAATGTACTGTAGTTTGTTTGGGTAATGCTCTACTACAGCCGAGTATGTATTTTAACTTGAGACATGTTCCGATGTTTAATGGACCGTATATGATACAAAGTATACAACATACGATTCAGCCTGGTAATTTCCAAACATCATTCACTGGTATAAGACAGGGTATATACGACCTACCTTCAATAGATTCGTTCTTACAAAGTATGAATCAAAATCTATTAACAAAGATTGAGGAAATTTTAAAAATCAAAAAAGACCAACCACCAGCAATCAAAATTACGGAAGAACAAAAAGCAACTCAGACTGTTCAAAAAGCGGATAACACGCTTGATACACAAAATAGTTGTTCAACTAAAGTTGACCTTACTGCTTATCAAGGGTATTCAGTACAGGCAGGGGTACCAATTAATATAACCCCTGATGCTTTTGCTGCTAAGCTGTTGGCAACATTACCAGGTCAATCGAATCAACTTCTCAGAACTTACATTTATTGTATATCATATGTAACAAGTTTTGTTAAGAGCTCAAACACAGGTGCGGGTAATTTTGTTTCTTACAATAATAACTTGGGACTATTATCACTTGAAAATAATTTCCAACCAAGAGCTAACAAATACTTCAAGAAAGAATTTTGTTGTGTTAATGTAAAGATTGGTACACAATCTCAATCGAAACCAATAGTATCTTTCGCAACCATTGAAGATTATATTAAATTTATGGTTGATAGTTTGAAAGAAAGAGTACCTCAAATTGAAAGACTAGGTTTGGATAAATTCTACGTTTGCCACTGGCCAAAAGAAAACGTGTCGGAATCTTATTTTGAGTCTAATTTTGGTGAATTTGAAACTGTAAGAAAGACCATGGAAGAGGCAATCCAATCATCAGTCAAAGTGAAATTGGTAACTGAAGCTACCGCAGATGCTGTTGACGCTTCGAATAACAGACAAGGTGGAAGTACGCCTGGTGTTACACCAACACCTACACCTCTTTTCCCATTACCTGGCCAAGTATGTCCTCCTCCTTATATCAACTCATTTGCACCTGCGATTGGATTCACAGGAACTCAAATGGTTATAAATGGTAGAAACTTAGACACAACAACAAAGGTATTCTTCAAAGAGGGTAATTCACAATATGAAGTTGAACAAAGGTATATTACAATTATTGATGCTCAAACATTAAGAATTGTTGTACCTAAATTTGCTGATGGTACACAGGTTAAAACTACAAATCTTGCAGTACAAACAAGTTATGGTACCTTTACAACTGTTGGTACGTTTAAATATGACCCAGCGGTTCCTGCAAGTGCTGCATCATCTCCTGGTTCATTTGTTAATGGAGCATCAGGTACTCAAAATCAAAACATATCAAATACAAATCCAACGGTTCCAGCGTTGATTGAGACTCAAAGAACAACGTCACCAAATCAAACTACTGATTTAATTAGAGTGGACGTTGCTCCAAATGTTGGGGTGTGGACGATAAGTGCAACACAGACATTGACTTATTCTTATAAGAAAATAACAAGGGGTCCAAACAACACAGTAACAAAAACAGAAAAATATAAGGGGAGTCAGTCACTTACAGGATTTGTTTCAAATAACGGACAAACATTCCAGTTCACAAAAGCCGCGGCTGAAGTGGTTCTTAATGGAGCCATACCACAAATAGATAGAGTCAACGGTGAAGTAAACTGCCAAATACAGGTAACAGCAATACCTGCAGATAGAGTAAAAAATCCACAGAACCAAACACTTTCATTTAATTTCAATTACGTTTACCCAACACAAGTCACTAATAACACTACAGAACCTGGCTCTCTCGTAATTGTTCAAGAAACAAGTAGTGGTGAATTACCAAACTTCTCAGGTGATAACTACTACAATATTAAGAAAGGACCTGGCGGATACATTACTTTGAAATTTAGTTGTACGAACCTAATAGAAAAAGGAGCTTTTGCACTTACATCAATTCCAGACTTAGTTGACCAACAAATTAGAATTACAAATAATTCCGATACAAAGTATACAAATTTGATTGAAACAAATGCAATAGGTAGGTTCCAAGCAAGTGTAAGGTATAAATCAAGTGATTTAACAGTCACCTTCCCGAACACAAGTACACCCGTACCTGCTAATGCGGGTGCTACGAGTCCGATAATTACTTTATCTTAAACCAATATATTTATATAAAAAGAATTTTATGGATTTAAAATCAACATTGAACAACTACCTTGGTAAGTCTGTTAAATTTTCAGAAGAAGATTTAGGGGATGGTACCAAACAAGTTTGCGATTTGGAAACAGGTGACTGTTATGTGGTAAGAGAAAGAGATGGTCTTATTGAAAGAGCAGGTCATATGCAAACAGCAAACAGAAAAGTAAGAGTTGAAACCGCTAGAGGTATAAAACAATTACTAAACGACTAATAGATATGAGTTTGGATAAGAAAATATTAAGCGAGATTGAACGTTATAGACAAATAAATAAGTATATAACTGAGCAAGCAGTTCCACCACCGCCTCCACCAGGAGCAGATGCGGGAGCTGTACCACCACCCCCACCACCAGCGGGAGGGGCGGTACCACCCCCACCAGGAGGTGCGGTACCAGGTGCTGAAGTCGCACCACCAACACCAATAGATGTTGAAAACGACCCTGATGTTGAAAAAATCGACGACGAGGGTAAATCAGAGGAAAAAGGTGGAGGAGAATCAGGTACAGAAGAACTTGATGTGACTCAACTTGTTGACTCACAAAAAAACATTGAAACTAAACAAGAAGAGTATTTCAATAACTTATTTGGACAACTCAACAACTTGGAGTCAAAATTAAAAGAGATGGATTCGCTTATGAATAAGTTGAACTCTCTTGAGATGAAAATTGAAAAATATAGAGATAAGACTCCACAGGAAAAACTTGAGTTGAGAACATACGATTCATATCCATTCAATCAAAAACTATCTGATTTTTTTGAAGATAAAAAAGATGAGATGGAAAAGACAGGAAAAAATGATTATGTTTTAACTGCGGACCAAGTTACTGATATTAATGTAAATGATATCAAAAACTCGTTCCAACCAGGAAAAATGGATAGTTACGACAACGAATTCAAAAGATAAAAAAGAAAGGGACTGAAAGGTCCCTTTTTAATTTGACTAATAGGGATTTCCCAATTATAATTAATAAACAATTAAAACACTTTAAAATGAGTAATGTATTAGATGCCGTATTGGCGCAGTATGAAAAAAACCAAATCGGGGGCGGGGCCCAATCCAAAATGTCGCAAGACGAAAGAATGAAAAAGTATTTCGCTTTAATCCTTGGGGATAAAGAGAAATCAGGTCAGAGAAGAGTTAGAATTCTTCCTACAACAGATGGTTCCTCACCATTCAAAGAGGCTTGGTATCATGAAATCCAAGTAGGTGGTCAGTGGCAGAAATTCTACGACCCAGGAAAAAACGACAACGAGCGTTCTCCACTTAATGAAGTTTACGAAGAGTTGATGAGTACAGGTAAGGATTCCGATAAGGAACTTGCTAAGCAGTACAAATCTCGTAAGTTTTACATCGTAAAAGTTATCGACCGTGATAACGAAGCTGATGGACCAAAGTTTTGGAGATTCAAGCACAATTACAAAAATGAGGGTATCCTCGACAAGATTATTCCAATTTGGAGAAACAAAGGTGATATCACTGACGCAGAAACAGGTCGTGACCTTATCATTGAACTTGCTAAGTCAAAGACTCCAAAAGGAAAAGAATACACAACTGTTTCAGCAATCATGTATGATGACCCAGCTCCTGTGTCTCAAGACAAAGACCAAGCTAAAGAGTGGGTTAATGATGAGTTGAGTTGGACAGATGTATACAGCAAAAAACCTGTAGAATACCTTGAAGCAATTGCAAGAGGTGAAACACCAAAGTGGGATAACGAAAAGGGTGGATACGTTTATGGTGACTCAACTGTATCAGAAGAGTCATATGGCGGAACATCTAAGTCTTCTTCTAAGAAGATGGTTGACCCACAAGCAGACGCTGAGGTAGATGGTGATTTACCATTCTAATTAATTAATTTGATGTTCCCGACATCTCTGTCGGGAACATCTTTTATAAGAACAATATGGCAATCAAAAAGAACGATTTTTCAAACTTAAAAAAGAAGTTTTCAACTTCTGCAAAATATAAACCTCAAAGGTTTTTGGACTTAGGTCCTGACTTTTTGGATGCAGTTGGACTTCCAGGTCCCGCAGTTGGACATATCAATATGTTCTTGGGTCACTCTGATACGGGTAAGACCACTGCAGCAATCAAAGCCGCTGTAGACGCACAGAAAAAAGAAATCCTCCCTGTATTCATTATTACAGAACAAAAGTGGAGTTTTGACCATGCCAAGATTATGGGATTCCAATGTGAGGAAGTGGTAGACAAAGAAACAGGAGAACTTGATTGGGATGGATTTTTCCTATTCAACAATAACTTCAGTTATATAGAACAAATTACAGATTACATCAACGAACTCCTTGATGCTCAAGAAAAGGGAGAGTTGAACTATAGTCTTTGTTTCATTTGGGATTCAGTAGGTTCTGTACCTTGTAAGATGACTTTCGAAGGTAAAGGTGGTAAACAACACAATGCTTCAGTACTATCAGACAAGATTGGTATGGGAATCAACCAAAGAATTTCAGGCTCAAGAAAGTCCGACAACGAATACGAAAATACTCTTATCATCATTAACCAACCATGGGTTGAATTACCTGATAATCCTTTTGGACAACCAAAGATAAAAGCTAAAGGTGGTGAATCAGTATGGTTAAACTCATCTCTCGTTTTCTTATTTGGAAATCAAAAAGGTGCGGGTACAACAAAGATTACCGCAACGAAGGACAAACGTTCAGTTAAGTTTGCAGTAAGAAGTAAGGTATCTGTGATGAAGAACCACATCAATGGACTCGGTTTTGATGACGGAAAGATTATTGTTACACCTCATGGATTTTTAGCAGGAAAAGATTCAACAGAAGAGAAAGCTTCTATTGAAAAATATAAGAAAGAATATGCTGATTATTGGAAAGATATAATCGGCGCGGATGGTGATTTTACACTTACAGAAGAAAAAGAAGATTGATTGTTCACCCTTAAATTGAATATGTGACGAAGACATTGTTGGTGGATGGGGATAACCTATTCAAAATTGGATTCCACGGGGTAAAGGAACTCTATAGTGACGGCTCCCACATTGGTGGGGTGTATCACTTCATTAATACACTAAGACGATTTTTAGAGGAGCACAATCACGATAAAGTGGTTGTATTTTGGGATGGTGATTCCAACTCTTCAATACGCAAATCAATTTATCCTCAATACAAGGGTAATCGTCGACAAGACATGAATGAGTACAAATACGAATCTTACTTGCAACAAAAGGCAAGAGTAAAGACGTATTTGGAGGAGGTGTTTGTGCGACAGGTTGAAATGGTGAACAACGAAGCCGATGATTTGATAGCTTACTATACACAAGTTGCCATTGACGAACAAATCATAATCTTTTCAGGAGACAAGGACCTCACCCAACTAATATCAGAAAGAGTAACTATTTTTTCACCCGTAAGTAAAACTTACTATAAGAACGGGGACAAGATATTAATCAACAAAGTTGAGATACCTCACTATAACGTTACACTAACAAAAATCTTTACAGGAGATAAGTCTGATAACATCGATGGTATTGAAGGGTTAGGTGAAAAGACTTTGGTTAAATTTTTTCCTCAATTGCAGGAAAAACCATGCACTATCAACGAAATCCTAATTAATGCACAAAATATCCCGCAGAAAAAACCTATCAAAAGTTTATCTAATATTTTGACTGGACGTACCAAAAGCGGTATACTTGGTGAAGAGTTCTACAGAGTAAATTCTAAAATTGTTGACCTTACAAATCCTCTGATTACAGATGAAGGAAAACAATTGGTAGAACAAATCCACACCGATACAATAGACCCCACCGACAGAGGATATAAAAATTTGATGAGACTTATGATGGAAGATGGTCTTTTCAAATACCTTCCTAAAAATGATGAAGCTTGGGTAAACTTTCTCAAGCCATTTATGAAATTAACTAGAAAAGAAAAACGAAACAATAACAAAAATTAAAAACTATGAAAGAGCAAGAAAGCACGAAGATGGAGTTTCTATTAACTCTAAACGACAACATTGTTGTTCAAAGATTTTTCAACGTAAGAGGGTATGTTCCCAAAGCTAAAAATTCTTTGGAGTTACATGAATTCGTCAAAGCTTTGAGTGAAGAACTTCACTACTATCTCAAAATGAAAACAGTTGTCTACATGATGGAGAATCAAGAGGCAATAATTCACGACCCAACAATTATGGAAACTTCATTCACTGAAGGTCCTGAAAACTTCAACATTTACATCAAGGTTGGGGACACAGTGTTGAACCACAGACAGTTTGATGGAAAACTTTACCCACCAAAAGTGCGTTACACAGTTGATGTTAGACCATTCTTAAAAGAGGTTTTGAGAGAACTCACAGACATCTTCTCAAGCAAAAAATTAACTTACAAATATTTGGAACTTGACCTCGCTTAACAAATATTTAAAATAATACAGGGGGGTAAGAGACGCAATATATGAACAAGAATTTCGATTATTTAGGTAACACTTTTCAAATTCAATTAATCAATCAGATTGTTGTAGACAAGGATTTTTCATCTTCAATCATTGATGTTTTGGAAAGTTCTTACTTCGACAACAAGTATTTCAAAATCATAATTCAGATGATTAAGGAGTACTATGTTAAGTACGAATCTACACCCAACTTCGAAACCTTGGAACAGATTGTTAAATCTGAAGTCTCACAAGAATTGGTTGCAAAAATTGTTTTAGATACTTTAAAACAAATCAAAGAAGCACCTTTTGAAGGAACTCAATTTGTTCAAGAAAAAGCATTGAAATTCTGTAAACAACAAGAGTTACAGAAAGCAATGAACAAGGCTCAAAAGATTATCACAGAAGGAGACTTCGAGTCCTACGACAAAGTTGAAGGTCTTGTGAGAGAAGCTTTACAGGTTGGGGAAATTGAGAAGGGACAATCAGATGTTTTCGCAGATTTGGACACTGTTCTAGAGGAAGATTATAGACATCCAATTCCTATGGGAATTGCGGGGATAGACAAACTACTCAAAGGTGGATTGGCTAAAGGTGAGATTGGAGTGATACTAGCACCTACAGGAGTTGGTAAAACTACTGTACTTACAAAAATTGCAAACACAGCTTTCAATATGGGATACAATGTTCTTCAGATATTTTTTGAAGACAACCCAAAAATTGTACAAAGAAAACACTTCACAATTTGGACAGGAATTGAACCCGACAATTTGGTATTCCATAAAGAAAAAGTTATGGAAAAAATCACTGAGATTAGGGAGACAATGCCAAACAAGTTAGTTCTAAAAAAACTAGCATCTGATACTATGACTATGAATCAAATCAAAAACCAAGTCAGAAAAATGATTGCTGACGGTACAAAAATAGATATGATTCTTTTGGATTACATTGATTGTGTATTACCTGAGTCAAGTGCTAAAGATGAGTGGAAAGCTGAAGGGTCCGTGATGAGAGCTTTTGAAGCGATGTGCCACGAGTTAGACATAGCTGGGTGGACAGCAACTCAAGGAAACAGAAGTTCAATCTCCTCTGAGGTTGTTACAACTGACCAAATGGGTGGTTCAATCAAGAAAGCACAAGTTGGTCACGTAATCATTACCGTTGCTAAGACTCTACAACAAAAAGAGATGAATCTTGCAACAATCGCCATCACAAAATCCCGTCTTGGTAAGGACGGTGTTGTCTTCGAGAACTGTAAGTTCAATAATGAATTATTGGAAATAGATACCGAATCATCGGTAACATTCCTTGGTTTCGAAGAACAACAAGAAGAAAGAAAAAGAGATAGAGTTAAGGAGCTCCTTGAAAAAAGAAAGGAAAGGGAAAAAACCCAAAATCAGACTTAATTAAATATCTACTTTTTCTCAAAAAAACTTATTTTTTTTTTAATTATTTTCGTGGTCGCTTAGTTGCCGACCGCATATTTATCTTAAAAATCGGTGATTTTTTGATAAAAAAGTTATACCTTAAAAATTTAAAAAATGGACATTTCGAACAGAATTTTATCAGACATTACAGTGTACATGAAGTACGCGAAGTACATGCCTGAACTCAAGAGAAGAGAGACTTGGCAAGAGCTAGTTACAAGAAACATGGAGATGCATATTAAAATGTATCCAAAATTAGAAAAAGAGATTAGAGAGAATTATCAGTATGTTTACAAGAAACAAGTATTACCCTCAATGAGGTCGATGCAGTTCGCTGGTAAACCTATTGAAATCTCACCAAACAGAATTTACAACTGTGCGTTTGCGCCGATTGATGATTGGAGAGTATTTTCAGAAATTATGTTCTTACTTTTAGGTGGAACAGGAGTTGGTTATTCAGTTCAAAAACACCACGTTGATGTTTTACCTGAAATCAGAAAACCAAATAAAGAAAGAGGAAGAAGATGGTTAGTTGCTGACTCAATTGAGGGTTGGGCTGACGCAGTTAAAGTATTAGTTAAATCTTACTTCTTTGGTGGTTCACACATTCAGTTTGATTTCAGTGATATCAGACCAAAGGGTGCAAGACTTGTAACCTCAGGTGGTAAAGCTCCTGGTCCTCAACCATTGAAAGAGTGTCTTATAAAACTTGAGGGTATTTTAGACTCAAAAGAAGACGGTGAAAAACTATCTCCAATCGAAGTTCACGACATCGTTTGCCATATTGCAGACGCTGTACTTGCAGGTGGTATTAGAAGAGCGGCACTTATTTGTTTGTTCTCAGCAACAGATGAAGATATGATTGGTAGTAAGAGTGGTTCATGGTGGGAAACAAATCCACAAAGAGGTAGAGCTAACAACTCAGCAGTTCTTATGAGACACAAAATCACCAAAGAGTATTTCATGGAGTTGTGGAAAAGAATTGAAGCAAGTGGAGCTGGTGAACCAGGTATTTACCTATCAAACGACAAAGATTGGGGAACTAACCCTTGTTGTGAAATTGCACTTAGACCTTTCCAATTCTGTAACTTAACTGAGGTTAACGTATCAAACGTGGTATCTCAAGAAGATTACGAAGACAGAGTAAGAGCAGCTTCATTTATCGGAACATTACAGGCAGGATATACAGACTTCCATTATCTCAGACCAATTTGGCAGAGAACAACTGAAAAAGATGCTCTTGTTGGAATTTCAATGACGGGTATCGGTTCAGGAGCAGTCTTAGGTCTTAACATGAAATCCGCTTCAAAAGTTGTTAAAGAAGAAAATGAAAGAGTTGCTAACTTAATTGGTATCAATAAAGCGGCAAGAACCACAACTGTAAAACCAGCAGGTACTACCTCTTTAACATTGGGTACATCATCAGGAATCCACGCTTGGCATAACGATTACTACATCAGAAGAGTTAGAGTTGGTAAGAACGAATCAATCTACACCCATCTCAAGGAAAATCACCCTGAGTTAGTAGAAGATGAATACTTTAGACCTCACGACACTGCGGTAATTAGTATTCCACAAAAAGCACCTGAAGGGTCTATTCTAAGAAATGAATCACCAATTCAATTACTTGAAAGAGTAAAGAAGGTTCAACAAGAATGGATTAGACCTGGTCATAGAAGTGGTTCAAATGCTCACAACGTATCTGCAACAATTTCTATTCGTGAACACGAATGGCCAGCTGTAGGTGAGTGGATGTGGGAAAACAAAGAACACTACAATGGTCTATCTTGTCTACCCTACAACGGTGGAACATACGTACAAGCACCTTTCGAGGACTGTACAAAAGAAAAGTATGAGGAATTGATGCTCACTCTTAAAGACGTTGATTTGTCTAAAATTGTTGAGAATAATGACGAGACTGATTTGAGTGGGGAACTTGCATGTGCAGGAGGTGCTTGTGAGATTACATTAGTATAACCTATGGAAAACAACCAAAATAAAAGGGAGAAGGTAGAACTTCTCCCTTCTTATTTCTACACAGAAAACGGAAGAAAAGTTATGACCGAACAATATCACTTGGATAGAGGGTATTGTTGCGGTAATGGTTGTAGACATTGTCCATACGAACCTAAAGCTCAGAAGGGAAATACTACAATAAAAAAATAATCAAAGTATATTTATCACTATATGGCAGATGGTATTACATATGGTATAAATTTTCCTTTTAGAGATTCTAGAAAAGGGGATTACTTAGCACTGACTGAATTTGAGACACAGCAAATTAAAGCTGACTTGATTCATTTAATTTTGACGAGAAAAGGTTCAAGATATTATTTACCTGAATTTGGAACGAGAATCTATGAATTTATTTTTGAGCCCTATGATGGACTAACGTTTGATGCAATTCAATCAGATATAAGAGATGCTGTTGCACAATTTATGCCACAATTACTTTTGAATCAAATAACTATCGAACCCGCAAACATAGATGATGAAGTACCCCCTACAACAAGTAGAACCGCCGCAGACCCTAGAATGTACGACATATATAGAGTGCCAGGAAAAGGGACTTCAGAATATACTGCCAAGGTGAGAATAGATTATTCAACAGAACGAAATGCCTTTGGACAAAGTGATTTTGTTATTATCAATATTTAACATAGATGGCAAATAGAAAAATATCATACGCAACAAGAGATTATCAGGCAATAAGAACTGAGTTACTCAATTATGTAAGAACATATTATCCTGAACTCATTCAAGATTTCAATGACGCGTCTGTCTTTTCTGTTTTTTTGGATTTGAATGCCGCAGTTGCAGACAACCTGAATTACAATATTGATAGAAGTATTCAAGAAACAGTCCTTCAGTATGCACAACAAAGGTCATCAGTATATAACATTGCAAGAACTTATGGTTTAAAAGTACCAGGGCAAAGACCATCCGTAGCTTTGGTAGACTTTTCAATTACAGTTCCAGCTTTTGGTGATAAAGAAGATGAGAGATACCTTGGAGTCTTAACAAGAGGTTCCCAAGTTGTCGGGGCTGGTATAGTTTTTGAAAACATTCATGATATTGATTTCGCATCACCCTACAACTCACAGGGTTTTCCTAACAGATTGAAAATTCCTAACTTCAATGCGAATAACGTTCTTATAAATTACACAATAACTAAAAGAGAATTAGTTGTTAATGGTATAACTAAGGTATTCAAAAGAGTCATAACACCAAATGATGTTAAACCATTCTTCGAATTATTTTTACCTGAGAAGAATGTTCTTGGTATCACAAGTGTTTTATTAAAAAATGGAACAGAATATACAAATGTTCCGTCAGTTGCAGAATTTTTAGGGGCTCAAAATAGATGGTATGAGGTTGATACCTTAGCGGAAGATAGAATTTTTGTAGAAGACCCAACTAAAGTTTCCGACCAACCTGGGATTAAAGTAGGTAGATATATACAAACAGCAAATCGTTTTATAAGTGAATTTACCGCAGAAGGATTCAAAAAAATGACCTTTGGTGGAGGAACAAATACTGCACAGGATGCTCTTAACGAGTTTACAACACTTGGAGTTACTGCAGATATACAGAGATATTCTAATAATATATCATTAGGTTCAACATTAGTACCAAATTCAACATTGTTTATTCAATATAGAGTCGGTGGTGGATTGGCTACAAACTTGGGAACAAATGTAATTAACCAAATTGGTACCGTTTCATTTTACGTTAATGGACCTTCTGAATCGACAAACTCATCAGTTGTTAACTCATTGAGATGTACCAACGTAACTGCTGCAATCGGTGGTGCAGGTGTACCATCAGTAGAGGAGGTTAGAAACTACGTCGCCTACAACTTCGCAGCACAGAAAAGAGCGGTTACTATAAGGGATTATGAATCTTTAATCAGAACAATGCCATCTGAATATGGTGCACCAGCCAAGGTTTCAATTACAGAAAACGACAACAAAATATTAATTCAACTTTTATCTTACGATACATCAGGTAAATTAACTAACATGGTATCTAATACTATTAGACAGAATGTTGCAACTTATTTATCAAACTACAGAATGATGAATGATTATATATCTATCCTTTCTGCGGAAGTAATAGATTTAAGTTTTGAAGTTAGTATTGTTTTAGATTCGGCACAAAACTCAGGACAAGTAATTTCTGCAGTTGTTGATAGACTTGCAACCTATATGGACCCACAAGGAAGAGAATTAGGTCAGAATGTTAATCTTTCTGAAATTAGTAGCATTATTCAGAACGAGAACGGAGTATTATCTGTTACGGAAATTAAAGTATTCAATAAGGTAGGTGGACAATACTCATCAGCGGAAACTTCGATGCTTTATGAAGACCCTGAAACAAAACAAATTCAACCTGTTGATAACACGATATTCGCACAACCTTCCCAAGTTTATCAAATAAGATATCCTGCAAAGGACATCAAGGTATCTGTTAAGAATTTTCAGTCTACTACTTTTTCTTAATTAGTTTATTTAAAGTCAGTTTGACTTATTTTTAAGATGTGTAATTATGTCCTTGGAAAATTACACTTAAACTATTTATTGCATAAAGAATTTGATGGGTCAATCCTACAGAATTAGAACGGAGTTAGGAGTTAACAAAACACTAAACCTACAGTTGGACCAAGATTTTGAGTTTTTAGAAATCTTGTCTTTGACTATACAACAAACAGATATCTACACAAGAGCTTGTGCAGACTATGGTGTTATTGTTGGTAGGGTGACTGCAAACAACGGACTTGGGTTACCAAACGCTAGAGTATCTGTCTTCATACCAATTCAACAGGTCGATGAATCAAATCCTGTAATCTCAAGTATATACCCCTACAAATCACCAACGGACAAAAACGAAGATGGTTATAGATATAATCTTTTACCATACGAAGCCTCATACACAGGACACGCAGCCTCGGGAACATTACCAACACGAGTAGACGCTCTTACTGGCTCCACCGCAGTTGAAATCTACGACAAGTATTACAAATTTACATCAAAGACTAATGATAGTGGTGATTATATGATTATGGGTGTTCCTGTTGGAACCCAACAATTAGTCATGGATGTAGACCTATCCGACATAGGTGAATTTTCTTTGACCCCTCAAGATTTAATAAGAGTTGGTAGAGCAACAGAAGGACAGGTTGCGGGTAACAGATTTAGAACATCTACAGATTTAAACTCTTTACCTCAAATTATAAATCTAACAAAAAGTGTTGAAGTGGCTCCTTTATGGGGTGACCCTGATGTTTGCCAAATTGCAATTAATCGTGTTGATTTTGATTTGAGAGATGATGCTAACATAGATATTCAACCAACAGCAGTCTTCATGGGCTCATTGACTTCCACACCCGACCAAATGAGGGTGAGAAGAAATGCTAAGCCGAAAGATAATATGGGTAATCTTTGCCAGTTAACAACAGGACCTGGTCAAATATTGGCACTCAGACAAACTATCCAACAAGACGAAAACGGAAATCCAATTTTGGAACAATACGAATTGGAACAATCTGGAAATATAATCGATGGAAATGGTGTATGGTTAACTGAATTACCTATGAACTTGGATTATATAGTCACAAATGAGTTCGGGGAAAGAGTGATTTCAAATGACCCAACAATCGGTATTCCAACGAAGGGTAAGTATAGATTTAAAGTAAAATGGCAACAACCACCAACTCTTACTGAACAAACACGAAGACCATACTATCTTATTCCAAACATCAAAGAGTATGGGTGGAACAACCAATCGCAAGACCCTAACATTGCAACGACAACATCACAAATACAAAAAGATAGACTAAATAGTACGTATTATTTCGGTTTGGATTGGTCAGGGTATACCCAAGGATTCACAGGTCAAGAGCAAATAGACAGACTTACTGAGGTTATAAACTGCGAAGATACATTCTATGAATTCATTTTTAATAAAGTTTATACAGTATCAAGTTTCATCGATGAGTTTAAGAACGGTGCCAAAGGAAGATTTATTGGTATTAAAGAGATTGATAGTCAGGATTGTGAAAGCACTGTGAACAAATTCCCAGTCAATGAGGGTTTCAGAAACTTTGACCTTCTGTACTTTTTATTTGCGATAATAATTCAAGTTTTACAATTGGTAGGGATACCCTTACTAATTATATTCCATTTTCTTGCGTTCTTGTGGAATAATTTTGCAGTACCTTTCTTAGCATTTATAACTGCATATTTCTTTAGAGAAGCGATACAGAACTTTATTGCCGCTGGTTTATCATTTCCTGCTTTGGGTTTGGCTGCACCATTTATAATCAAAGGGATAATAAATTTAGGAATAGCAATATTGATTATTTTAAATTTCCGAAAAATTACAAGGTATAGATTTGGTAAATTCAAAATACCAATGATACAGTATCCTGATTGCCAAGCTTGTGATTGCGAAGAAGAACAAACAAGAGAAGGTGGAGATGTTAATGCAACAAGTCTCCTAACACAACTTACAAACCCTGGATTATATTATGATAGGTTATTACCTATAGTTAGTAGAAATACTTACACGAATGTTGATAACGACGAGGACACCAACCTCCCAACTGAAACCGATAGTGGAGTACTGACTTTAGTGTTCACCCAAGCACTAGCGGGTAGAGCGGACGAAAAAAATGATATAAAGATTTACAAAGCTCCTGAATCTCAAGTTTTGAGGCTTCCTGATAGCGGTGCGTCACCAAGACAAGTTTTTGCTTTTAGCCAACAGATAACATATGGAGATAGGGTCAATCTATTCAACGGAAGAAAAAAATATTTTGACGGTGTTAATAGAATCTCTGTTTCATTCAACCATTTAGATAATATTGGAAAGAGTCACTACGACAACACAATTACTGTTCTTACCAATACAAAATTAGCGTCAGGTTCTCTGTATACTACAATTGACCCGTTTACTTCAGGTGATGTTAACTTTACCTATACGGCATCTACAGGCACAGAATTTATAACAGGGATTAGTGGTTTTTCTAAAGGAATTGGTGCACGTTCAGTAACAGTAAATTATTGTAGTATAAGTAATCAGACACAATCTCAGTCATTACAATATTTCTTGAATACTGGCACAACAGAGGACAACTATAAGTTTCCAATGGACGTTGAGTATTTTCAAGTTGTAACGGCACTTACAATTTCAGAAGCGGCACAACTTTGGAACACAAGTAACTCATCAACCTTTGCTGGTATCATGAGTTCCTGTACACAAAGTTATTATAATGTAAGGAAAAACTTTCCAGGTAGTTGGGGACAAGAAGACCCCGCGCCAAATTTCTGTTTAAGTCAAACGTTTGAAGATTTTCAAAATCAATATATTACTATTTTCCAAAGAGGTGTCGACCCATATTCTCCGAAATACAATAACAAATATGGTATTGGAAAAATATTAGGATTGGCTAACGAAAACGATTTGGTAATCACAGCGTCCACAAGACTAAACGTACCAATTCAACCAATCTCTTCAGGTCTATCGGTTCAAAATCATAGATTGGTGAGTGATATATTTTACCCATCTTATTTTTGGGAAGCAGGTAACGGGTTTTCCTCGTTTACAACTTCTAAGGTTGGTTACTATAGTGCGTTCGATGCCAACTATACTTCAGCACCAATCAACAGGCCTAATTTTGATGGACTTAGAGGGTCAACATCCGTGAGTTATAACGACAGTTATCGTAGCTTTATTTCTCCCGCATATTATGATGCATCTGAGGACCTCTCAGGTGTTGGATATCTATATACAGATACAGGTAAAGGTAAGAAGCCTAAACAAGTAAACATGTGGGTTTACAGCCCAAGTTTCGTTGGTTCTTTCACAGCAAGTCCATTGAGTATAAGTTCGAAAGTGAACAATGTTATGAGAACAGACAGACTTCCGACCTCTGACTTTTTGGATGGTAGTGGTTGGAATTACAATCAGAACGCCGCTGTTTTACAAAAAAACTTAGGATTCCAACTTTATTTACTTAATACCGATTCTGAAGATTTTACATCAGATAGATACGATACAGGTGCCGATATAGTTACACCAGACATTGACGGACAACTTTACGAAAGTGAGGTTTTAACCAGCTTGAACACTTGTTCAAACATGGTTGGATTAAATTGTTATTCAGGTTTTGGTTCTACATTTGGAATCGACGTGACTTGTAAAGAAACCGACCCCGTTCAGAATGGATGTTATGTTATGATGGTTAGACCGTTGCTCGACTTAGGAAAAGATTTGAAAACGTGGTCAGAGTGGGGATTCAGATTTAGATTCTTCTATGGATTGTGTAGAGGAGTCTTAGCACAAACTTTCACGAATAACTGGATTAATGGAACACTTTTTGCTTTCCCAATTCAGGTTGATACATTTTATGATAGACAGAACAAACCTAAACCACCAATATTTGCTAAAGAGTTGGTTTATTTTGATTCGAAAACAAACAATTTCTATTATAGAAGTTCTCCTTGGCAAGGGGATGTTACATCAGGTAATTTTATCGGTAGACCATTAACGGGGCAACCAAGACCGTTATCACCAAATGTTCCATCTGTCCTGAGAGAACCTGTTAACAAAAGAAACTTATTATTCCCAACTACAATTATCAATTTAGGTTACAAGGATTCTTTTTATCAAGAAATAATTTTTGACCCGTCAGCAAGAGCCTACATTATGAAGTCTCTAAACCCAACATCATATTCGGATACTTCGGATTTGGTGAATTTGTTTGTTATATCAAGAATCACTGACGAGACATTTTTGAAAAGGTTATTTGCAGGATTCAATCCTAATAATAACCTAAACCAACTATTCTCTAGGCCACAAAAAAGAATAGATGGTGATTTGGCACAAGCCATGTCTATTAATTCAGAGTATGGTGTAATACCTTTTTCACCTGAATACTATGCAATTACAGGACAAGTCGGTCAACCAGTCGTTGTTGCGGGACCAGCAAGTAATCCTGCGATAGGTGTTTTCTTTTCATCAACAACTGAGGACTTACAGAATAAAGACTTTGTCTCACCAGGTATAATTGATTTTAGACCTACAAACAATATTAATGCAATCACTTATCCTTTCGAATTGAAATCTCAGAAAGTTCCATTCTATCAGTGGGGGTTAGAGGGTTCAACAGGTGGAATATTTGGTTCTGAAAAAAACAATTGGAAAACAAATATAGGAGACGGAATTACATCATACAGATATCAAGCTTTGAGTAGAAGATTCACAGCAACACCTGCATATTTCAATAGTGGATATAACAACGTTGGAGACATATACCAAAGAGGTTACATATTTGCTGTGGACCAAAATCAGAATTATGCAACATATCAAGCACAAGCTGGAACATTTTCAACTATGTTCATGGTAGGTGCCCCATATCAATTCTATTTTGGGGTTATAAAAGGAGAGACCGCACTCGATAAATTCAAAACAAAGTATTCAATAGATGAATAACTACACAATAGTACCAAGTAATCTTAGATACAAGAGTGCACCGTTTGTTGACGAGGAAATTTCAATATCATTAAATTCCAAACAACAAGAGATTACTGAATATGATAGAAGTCAGACTCTTTCTTTGGCACAAGTTTATGATGATGAGAGACAATCCTGCACTGTCTTTAGACCGACTTTCAAAATTAGTTATTTATACGCCAATGCATATACTGGTACAACAACCTATATTCCATTCAGAAATAACTTGTACTTAATGGATAATGAAAATTCTGTAGTATCAGGTATTTGGAAAGGTTATCCTCAGTATTACGAGTTTGATTTTTATAGACCTGACGTACAAGACCAACATTTTTCATATAAAGCAAAGAGTGCTTTAACATATAATTGGATGTATTATCTAACATATGATTATGAAAATCAATACAACAAACAGATGACCTATTATTCCAATAACACTCCGATAAATTGGGTTGCGGGTGATGGAATTCCATTTGAAATTTTAAATTTACAAGAAAGAGGAGATAGTGTTATAAGTTTTAATTGTATTGCTCCTCATGGATTGGTACCAAACGAATACGTTGAACTTTCAATAAGTTATAAAAATAATAGAATTTTCCAAGTTCTCTCTTTAGGTAATAGATTGGTTAACAGTGAGCCATTTATTTTCAATGTACTAAATGTTGGATATACTGGTAACACATTTAACAATGGCACAAGGGGTACTTTCAAAAGAGTCATTAACCCTGATAATTTGAACGAGACAAGGTCAAAGTACTATGTAAAAAAACTTAAAGTTTTAACTAATCTCGAAGATATCATTGTTACTAAAGCTGGTTTTGAAAAGAACGTATTTAACGAAGAAAAAAAATATCAATTCAGTTCCCTTACACCAAACAATTTATCTAGAGTCACTCAGAAAACAAGTAGTAATGCGTATACGTTCACTGTTGCGTATGATTTGGATTTTGCTGGCGTGAGAGACAACCAAAACAGACCTCTTAGTCAAATCAATCTTTCAATTATCAATAAAGGATATTCAGGGTATTTTAATCAGCCAAACAATGGTATAGGCTTAAAACAAGGTTGGGAGTTTAATCTATCCAAAACGGTAAATCCTTGGTGGGATTTGAATAACACAAATTCAAATACTAGTATTCAAACCTCTGCTTATACTCTCACAAGTGGTTCTACAAAAACATTTTATTATAATGCAAATTTAAAACCAGGAGATATAATTGATGGAGATTTTTGTGAATGGAATGATTATACTCAAGTTGAAAGAGTTGTTTCGCCATATTATCATAAGATAAAGTTTAACCAAAACGTATTTCAAACAACTAATACAACTGATACTAATTCACCAGGTTATTATTACAAACCACATATTTCAATGACCTTGAGAGTCTTCTCGGATTATGTTGAAACAGGTGATGTTGGAACTGTTGACGGAGTTCCTAGTTGGGCGTTTTATTCAACACAAGACCAAGAATTTAGATGGAGAGACTTGTACACTTATGGTTTCATTGATGAACAAGATAGAGGCGTTGACTATCCATTTTTTAACACTGCCCAATACCCATTTACAGATGCGGTATTTAGATTAATACCTGAAGGTGTTAATTATAACGAAGCTCTTCAAGGAGTTAATGATATAACAATTAAACCGTTGATTGATGGATGTGAATAAATTTCAAATATTACGTCAGGGTGGTGTTAGTAAACAAATTAACATACCAATTGAGTTAACCTGGGATTATCTCGGGTTAGATGATGCGATTGACGAATATGAAACCAAAATTATTGAAGAAGTAATTGGTAAAGGAAGAGACTTTGAAGTTTCAAGATTTAGTCACGCACCACATAATAGTCCGTCAATTTATATCAATACAACAACGGGTCAAATAGGAAATGGTAATAACCAATCAATACCTGGCCAATCAGAATCGACATTTATAAATTATGAATTTTATTTTTATTCAGGAGGTTCAATAAATGATTTAAATAACTGGCAGATAAATTATTTGGGGGAGGGTTTTTCACCACAAGACTTATACTATTATTCCAATGCTTTTACAAATTCTTTTTTCAAATTGGACTTGTATGATACTCCTGATGAGAAAAGACAAACAAATTATGTAACAATCATTATACCAACACAACAAGGTTTAATGATGAATACTCAAATGCAAAGAGATGTTGTGTCTGTAAGAAAACCTGAATTTGTTTTGGATTTCAACGGAGACAAAGAAGGATTTTTTATCTATTGGTTAAAGAAAAGAAACTTTCTGAACATATCTACGTTTTACATGTCCGCTAAGTTCTATAATGCACGAACAGGACAATTTACAAAAATGATGACGGGAAGAGGATGGGACCCATCAAGCTCAACTCCACCTTGCCAGCAACAGTGGCCGAGTTATTTAAACATAGATAAGACCTTGGGTCCACAAGCTTGTATGTCTGCAGGAGAAAGAACAACTTTCGACAATACACAATACTTTTATTATACGGTTCAATTGGACTATCCAACACAAACCTACCAAATATATAACACTTTTGGACAGAGGTTAGGGACAAATATACCCATAAAATGGTTTGAATATATTAATCCATGAGTCAAGATTATTACAAATATATCATATCACCTGAGAATGTAAGAGGTGATTTGGCTACTGTGAACTATCAAGGAACACAGGTAGGTGTTTACTCAGCAATGACTCGTGTGGTTAGTTCAGGTCCTGGTGGTTCATCTTTGTTGAAACAAGTCTCGATACCAGTACTTTTGAGACAAAGTGCGGTTGATGCGGGATATTATTCACCTTTTGATGGTGCAGTTCAGCAAAAAGATGTTGTAACAAGTTTTCTTTTTTCAGCTACGACAGGAAGTCCTATGACTTATTATGTTTATAACACGTCTGAACAATTTGCAAACTACTTGGCTTTATCATCATACAGAGTAGATTGGGGGGATAATTCGCCTAAACAAACAATTACAACTTACGCACCCAATTCAATATCACACACATATCCAACACCACCAATCAATCAATCCAAAACTTATAAAATAACGTTGGAGCAAATAAATCCTTGGGGAGTGAACACTGTTACAAAAACAGTTACAGTACCGTATAAAAATATTTCTCCAGCCAACCCTCAAGGAGAATGTTTCTTTGCACCTTCATTTGGTAAATGGATTGGAACACCAGTTTCCTACGACTATATTTTTTCGGGTGATGCAGTTAACGAAGTGTCTGCTCAAGTATCATCAGATTATATAACAGTACCTTTTACAATTACAGGATTAACACCTTCAAGGATTACCGAATTGAAACCTTATGGTACTTTAACAACAGCCCAAAGAATTAATTTACCAATTATTAATAATGGTGTTTTGTGGGGGTCAATCACAAACATAGGAAATGGATTCACGGCCTATACAATTCAAGGAACAAGTTACGTTGATTATTCAGATGGTGTTACAATTTTTTATCAACAATCATCAGGACTAACTTCACAAAACTTAACTGCCGAACCAATAACAAAAAACGAAACCTTACTTAAAGTAATGGACCAACCGAAAATTTTAACAAACGTATTTGTTGAGAGAGGTAAAAACAGTGCTTATGAAAGGGTACAAAGACTTGGTGAAGTTGATAATTTGGGAGACATGATAAACTATGGTTACGGATTTTTCAATGTCGTAGAAAAAGGCTCATAAACTATTTATAGAAAATTAAACTTATATGGCAATAGGTTCATATGGAACAATAAGACCGAGTGATGTTTCTCCTGCAGATGTAGAAATTATCATGAACTACACTCCTACAAGAGACGCCACAGATTCTTTTGTATTAACTAAACTTGACGCTCAAAGTCTTTTGAGACCTTACTTTGAAAACACAGAAACAGGTGGGAACGCTGGTGTTGAGGTGATTGGGGGGTTATACAATTTAACTCTACCAGCAAATCAATTTAACGCATTGGGTATATACACACTTTACTTAAGACCTGCACAAATCAGAACTGTAATTACGGATTGTGGTGTTTTAAGTGCATTGCCTAACGTAAAAGGTCTGGTTATAGACTTGGCTAATGTTGACCCACAGTTTCAAAATAAATTTGTACCTCAAGGATTAGTTGGATTCAGAATTGAATACTTGAATCCTGATGGTTCAAAAATACCAAATTTCTTTAGGGTAGTAACCTCATGTTTCTTCTGTGAACCAGTTGTTACTAACGAAGTTAACACGACTCAAAAGGCTATTAGATATAGATATGTTGAGGGAGATTCCAATTTGTTGTTCTTAACAGTATCACCTTCTTCATCACCAACTAATAAACCAAATGCCACACCATACATCGGTCAACCTGACCAAGATATTCTTATATCAAACACATTTTTCAATCCTGTAACCTTAGAGATTGAAATGGTTGAGTACGACATATCTACTCTGGCTATCGCACTTTACGGTAATCAGACTAAATCAATTGACGATGGTATCTACACTATCTACGACAGTCAGAATAACATCTTCAGACAATACAACTTGTATGAGGTTAGAGACCAATTTAATGCTCTGTTGTACGAGGTTAGACAAAATAGAGGTGATAACATCGATTTCAGTAAAAACTTCACTTCAATTACTAGCTAATGGCAACAACAATAAGAAAGACCAAATTCTTTTATCCGCCGAGACCAGGTAGTGGTGCGGCGACCTTCTCTGATAACATTGTAGGTTTACAAACAGTGGAGGGTGGAGGTCTTACGCAAGGTAACTTCGAGTTTACTACAGCGGTTGTTGAAAAAGTTAATAGAAGATTTAATGTAGGTGCATTCTCTGAACCAATTGATTTAAGTCAGTTGGATATAGACAATGTATTTGAGAGTAGAAGAATAATGGCAACTCAATTTAGGGTCTATCCTAACTTTGACGTGTCTCAAGTAATGAACTTTTCTTTGTATGGTTCTTTATCTAAAAGATTTCAAGTTTCTATTGGACATATAATAAATTTATTCCCCGCTTCATTGGATGTTCAGTTCTTAAACCAAGAATATTTCACAGGATTTACGGCAGAAAATATTGTTTATGACCCGATTTATGACGAAACAAGTTTTGAGGTTAACGTTGATAGAATTAAAAATCCTTTCGACATTGATTATTCTGTAAGTGCGGCAACTAACTTGAATTTAAGAGAAATTACAGTTTCACCTTATAGAAACTTGTATAATACATATTTGGACTACTGTGTAGCAATCAATGATGATATATTCAAAGTAGTTTCTTTTACACCATCACCGACACTATCTTCAGGTGCTATTAAATTTACAGTTTCAGGGGCTCCTTTTGGTCAGACAGCTACAACTATTATAGAGGAGTACCAAATAAGACCAAACGATTTTATAGTTGATAAAATATTTGCTGAGTCATTAGATGAAGTTGAAAAATTCTTGGTTAATAGATTGGTACAACCTGAATACACTTCTGTTTTTCAGGTACCGAGACAAAATGCCGATGGACAATATTATACAGACAACCAATCGGTTACTTGGCCAAAGGATGGACCATGGAATTTAGATATACGTTCTTTTCTTTTTGAGGATTATTTGACTCAACTTGGAGCAATCGCTGAAGATTTAGACTCCTACAAAACTAATTTAATCTCAAGATTTCTTATATCGGCATCACTCAAAGAATTCGATACTTTGGACAGGAAAGTTGAAAAGATATTCCAAATATACGGTAGAAGTTTCGATGAAGTAAAACAATTTATAGATGCTTTAGCGTTTATGAACTCCGTTAACTATAATGTAGGTAATGATATACCATCTCAATTGTTGGTAAACTTAGCACAGACATTAGGATGGACTGCAAACTTTTCACCAATTACAGACATGGACTTTTTGGATTCAGTTTTCGGTAACACCCAAACACCTACCTATCCTGGTTACGCAAGAGCCCTTACTCCTACAGAGTTGAATTATGCTTTTTATAGAAACTTAATTCTCAACTCAGCATATCTTTTCAAATCTAAAGGAACAAGAAGGTCAGTTGAATTTATGATGAGATTAATTGGCGCCCCAGATTCGTTGGTAGAGTTCAATGAACACATATATCTCGCTGACCAAAAAATTAATATTGACCAATTTGATGCCCAATATGCTCAGATTTCGGGAGGTACTTATGTTCAGAGGACACCAGCATACTTACCAAACTCAACATATAAAATAAAAGGTAAATTATTCAGTGCATTTACAACTGAAGATACGTATGAGGATGTTCAAATTGAACTTGATGATTACCCAATAGATGAAGAGGGTTATCCTAAAGCTCCAAGAAACACAGAAGACTACTTTTTCCAATTGGGTGCTGGTTGGTATGAGACAACGCCATCACATAGAAGTCCTGACGAGGTTCAAATCACGGGAGAAGTTTATACAGGTCAGAACTTCGACATTCAAACACAACTACAACCTTTTACTTACGGTCAACAGTACCTTAACAGGTTCAGAAAATTCCCTTATATGACTGAGGGATTCAAACTAAAAAAAGTAGTAGACAACAATAAGTCGTGGTTAGAGGAAGACGATAAGATAAGGGTATCTACAGACGCAAACTTTAACGCATATTATTATGCGGACAATGAAAAACTTGTATTGAATGTTAAGAATATAGATTTGTTTTTAAATCCAGCCCAAGGACTTGTATATGACGTGTGGGATTCATCTGTAAGATATGATTATCCTATACCTGAATCAGGATTTACCGTAGGATATCCTGTTCCTGGTGGAGTAGATTCCACATTTATAAATCCTGAACCTAAAAAGAAAACATTTTTTGAGTTTTATCAAACTTTTTGGGAGAACATGATTAATGTGAGGAATAGACAATACATTACCGATGGTAAAACAGGGGGATATCCAACATTACAGTCTATTTGGTGGAAGTATATTGAATCAGAACAAACAGTTGGTATACCAAATAACAAATATACATACCAAAAACTGATTGATTATATAAATGGGATGGGTCCATATTGGATGAAGTTAGTTGAACAGATGATTCCTGCTACAACAATATGGAATACAGGTACAAAATTAGAAAACTCAGTACTTCAAAAACAAAAATTTGTTTATAGAAGACAAAGAGGATGCCAATTTATACCAGTACCAGTAGACCCTTGTTTTATAATCACAAATATATTTGACTACACTTGCCAAACTGAGTATGTTGACTTTAATATCTATGCTTGGCTCAACGGAGACACATCAGTTTCAAACTTTCAATCCATTCTTGCTAACAGGATAAATGTAATGTTAGCTCAACAAGGATTAACCCTGAACGATTGTATACAAAGTTCCGTGCAAACAGTTTGGTATGTAGATTTGATGATAGGAAACACACAAATTATAAAAAAACCATTCTATACTGGTTATGGATTGACCGACGTACCAACCAATTCTAATTGGAGAAATGCTTTGATTCAAAATTTACCTTTGTTGTATCCTTTTGGGTTTACATATTTCTTAAATGGGAATAATTTGACTATTACAAACATGACCTGTACTCCAACAAACTTAAATAAATCAGTAAAACTAAATGTCTGTATGGACATTGGAATAAATTGTTAATAGAAGATGGCATTATTTGATTATAATTTATCGGTTAGTGGTGATTGCCAAGGAACGGGAATAGGTGCCTACCAAATTTCATTTTCAGGTGCAGTTCCTCCATATACAATACAATTTATTAGTCCATCTTACCCAAGTGTGAACGTTGGTGAAAATGTACCTTATACTAAAACAGGATTATTTTCACAAATAATTGAATTAACAGTAAATGATAGTACTCTACCCACAAACCAAAGTTTCAATATTAATATACCAATATCAAGCGGACTTTGTTGTAGTGTTGTTGCGGTGGATAACACAACATGTGGGTTGAATAATGGTTCAGTCACTGGGACATCGACCACAGTCTACTCATCCGCAGATTACTTTGTTTATTCAGGTGACGGAACATTTATTAATTCTGCATCGACAAACCAATCAACTGTAATATTCACAAATTTAACCGCAGGAACTTACTATCTCACGGTTGAAGATTTAGGTGGGTGTTCAGGTTCTAGCCAAACATTCATAGTAGAACAATCTACAGTAACAAACTATGGTTTGTATTCGGTTCCTAACTCAAGTTGTGGTGGAACCCCGATTGGTAAAATTATGATTACAGGATTGACTGGTCAACAACCTTTCACTTATCTGTGGTCAAATGGACAGACAGGACAAACTGCAACAGGATTAACCGCAGCTGACTACTCAGTTCAAGTTACTGATGGATTCGGATGTATTACATCAAAAGAAGCAACAGTCGTTAATGTTGACCCAATGGGTGCATTCTTCACAGCTGTTACAAACCCCACTTGTTTCCAAAGTGATGGAGCTATAAAGTTAACTTTAACAGGGGGAAGTGCACCATACTATTATTCCGCGTCAACGGGTGCGGTTTTGGTGTCCTATGCTCAAGAATTTAGTATCTCAGGACTTTCGGCTGGTGATTATCAATTTATGGTAACCGACGCAGCTCTTTGCCAAATCATTACAGGTACTACTTTATCTCAACCAAACGGGATGAGTTCAGTTAGTATTGTTGGAACAAACTCATTTTGTTCAACAAGTGATGGTGAAATAACCGTAACAGTTCTCGGAGGTCAAGCTCCTTACACGTATACCGTTATCAATGAACTTGGAGACCAAGACGTTATTGTTGGTAATCAGCAGATTCAAGTTTTTTCAAACCTTTCCGCAGGAACTTATTCTGTTTTCGTTGAGGACTCAACAGGATGTGTTTTTGCTAAAGAAATATATATTGTCGCAACTGATAAATTCACAATAAGTACTGATGTTACAGGCACAACTTGTAACCAAAACAATGGTAGTGTTTACATAACAACATCTACAGGTTTTACCCTTCCTTTGGATTTCTCCGTTGATGGAATCCAAAACGTGATTGATACAAACATGACCGCGGTCACTTTCAATAACCTTTCATCAGGTAATCATGTAGTTACAGTAACCGATGCTACAGGATGTGCACAAAAACAAACAATTTTTGTACCCAAAGGAGACTCATTGGACTTCAGTCTATATAGTGTGAACTGTGGAAGTGGAGATAGTGGTCAAATTACAGCTTTCATCACATCAGGTACTCCACCATTTACCTTCAATTGGTCTAACAACGTTCCATCAAATCCACAACAAATACAAGTATCATCCTTAACTGCTGGAACTTATTCACTTTCTATTGTCGATAGTGTTGGATGTTCACTAAGTAGGTCAACCACAATCACATGTAATACAAACTATACATCTTATCAATGTTATGTGATGGGACAAGAGGTCTTCAATATCCAATCACCGTCCAAATTTGGTTTACTTCAGATGTTAAATGAAGGATATGTAGATTTAAGTTCAGGAAATACAAATTGTACTTTAATATCGGCGATATTCACCGCTAAGGTATCTGCACAGCCTATCGGATTGAACGCTCAAAACACATTCTTTACCGCAACGACCCTTAACAACCCACCATCCGACAACTTATGGTATGATACTATCAAACAATTACTATTATCAATACCTGGTATATTGAGTGTAACAATTGACCAACTAAATAATCAGATAACAATCGCAACAAACCCAGCAAGTAATTCACTTGATGGTCAAGAAATTATTGTTGAACTTGCTATCGAGTATGATATAATGTGTTTAACATAATGGTACAAGTAAGACTTACAGAAATAAGTGGGGGTACTTACCCCATCAGTGTTTACCTATCAGACATATACGGTAACAACCAAACTTTGCTTGGAACCATATCAATTGGTTCAACAGTACCCCCTACAATTTATTTCAACACCGTAATCCCTTCAATATTTCAGACAGCACCTGAAATAATGTTGAAATTGGTTGATGCCAATGGTTGTGAAGCCATCAAAATATTGGATTGTACCTTTGGTTGTACATTCAATATCACAATTGAATTGGCGAGTTGTAATGTTAACATTGATATTCAAAATTCGGATTGTGCAATTTCTTTAGATATTACTGACCCAAGTTGTGGTTATACTATTTCAGTAAGTTAAAAAAAAGAATCAATAATTTTTTCTTAACTCAATTCAATTGCTCATTCGTGGTATTTATAAAATAAAAAACCGCGGATGTCCACTTTATATTCAGTTTTCGTTGTAAATAATGCCTCAGGTTGCAATACTGAAATTGAACAACAACTCACAGTCACAGGTTGTACGACTTATATCATTAGATTATCTCAGAATTCTAACGCTTTAGGTCCTTTTGATGTTTTTTATAGTTTATATCCGACTCCTTTATCTGGTGCCACTTTAGTAGCTTCTGCACAAACAAGAACTCAAATGTTCAACGGAGTTGTACTCGAATTGGAATGTACAACACCAACTCCTACACCAACAGTAACACCACAAACACCAACCCCAACTCCGACTCCGACCACAACTACAACACTTACAGCTACGCCTTCTCAAACACCAACTGAAACACCTGCATTAACTGCAACTCCGACCGAAACACCAACAAGCACTCCATCAGAAACACCAACTGAAACACCAACAAGTACTCCAACTAATACTCAAACGCCAACTACGACCACAACACCTGGTCTTACACCTACTGCAACTCCGCAAGAAACTCCTTCATCGACACCAGCAGTTACTGCGACACAAACACCAACAACAACTCAAACACCTTCTCCAACAGTTGGAACAGTAACAATCGTAATAACGGGTTCATATTCTTCAGGTTCAATCCAAGCAGGGTATTCGGCGGTATCTAACACTGCTTTAGATGTTGATACTGAAATTAGTTTTGTAAACACCCTTGAAACATTCTCAGGTAGTCCATACGTGATAAGTGGTTCTGTTTCAATTCTTTCAGGACAGACAACAGGATTCAGTAATTACATAATACCTGGAGATTACGCAGATTTAAGTGATGTGAGTTCTTTCTCAGGTATTTCACAAACATTTACAGGAAGCTCGACTTATACATACGTGATTCAAACTACATCTGAGTTTGATGTTACACCTACACCAACTCCAAGTATAACGGCTTCACCTACCGCGACTCCTAATGCAAGTCCAGCGGAGACTCCTACACCTACCGCAACACCAACAACTACTACCACATTAACTGCAACTGAAACACCTACGCCAACTCAAACTCAAACGCCAACAACTACTACCACATTAACTGCAACTGAAACACCTACGCCAACCCAAACTCCAACTCCTGAACCAACGCCGACAACGACACCAACCGCATCGAGAAATTATTGGGAATATACGTTTGGATATGACGCGACAGTAGCACTTAATGCATGTTCGAACTACTCTTCTTCTCCAACAACATATTATGGAGCACCTGGTGACGGACCTGGACCAAACATTGGAGAGGTTCTTTACTCTGACTCTGCTCTTACAACACCTGTTCCTAATGGATATTACTCAAACGGAGTGGCTTGGTATCAAGTAACAGGAGGGGCTGGTGTGGTAACAAGCCAAGACCCTAACGGATGTCTTTTATCTCCAACACCAACACCTACAGAGACAGCAACACCAACACCATCGGTAACTGAAACACCAACAGGAACACCTTCGGTGACTTCAACACCAACACCTTCACCAACGTCAGATTTGGTAATTTATATCATAACACAAGATGGTATTGAATTGATTACACAAGACGGTATAAACATTATCAGCCAACAATCGCCTTGATAATAAAAAAATTATAAAAATCAATAGAATTAAATATTTATAAGCTATGGCAACAACAAGAATAACGGATTTACCTATAGTACTATCGGCAGCCCCCGACGATAGATTATATATAGTAACAGACTATACTGGGGGAACATCAGGAACCTCGGGGCAAATTGCGTTTTCCGCCTTAACAGCTAGTATCACAGGGGGGACTTCTGGTACTAGTGGTTCATCTGGCACAGACGGAACTTCAGGAACTGATGGTACTTCAGGTATTAATGGTACAAGTGGTACAGATGGTACTTCGGGTGTTAATGGCACATCGGGAACAGATGGTACTTCGGGTACTGATGGTTCATCAGGAACAGATGGTACTTCAGGTATTAATGGTACAAGCGGAACAGACGGAACTTCAGGAACTGATGGTACTTCAGGAATAAATGGTACAAGTGGTACAGACGGTACTTCAGGTACAAGTGGTTCTTCAGGAACGGACGGAAGTTCAGGAACTGATGGGTCTTCTGGAACTTCAGGAATTAGTGGAGTTAATGGCACAGATGGTTCTTCAGGAACATCTGGTTCAAGTGGAACCGATGGTACTTCAGGTATAAACGGAACCTCAGGAACAGACGGTACTTCAGGAGTTAACGGTACTAGTGGTACGGACGGTACTTCAGGAGTTAACGGTACTAGTGGTACGGATGGTACTTCAGGTATAAATGGTACAAGCGGTACAGACGGTACAAGTGGTACGGATGGTTCATCAGGAATAAGTGGTACTTCAGGTACAGATGGTACAAGCGGTACGGATGGTAGTTCAGGTATCAATGGAACAAGTGGTACAGATGGTTCATCAGGTATAAGTGGTACTTCAGGTACAGACGGCTCTTCGGGAACAAGTGGTACTTCAGGTACAGATGGCTCTAGTGGGACATCAGGTATTAGTGGTCAAGGATTAACTTGGGAAGGGACATGGAGTATTGCAACAGGTTACCAAGCGTATGATATTGTAGAATTTAATGGTAGTTCATATATTGCTATATCAAATAACGTAGCAACTCAACCTGATTTGTTTCCAGCGGTTTGGGGTTTAGTTGCTCAAGCAGGGACTAGTGGAACAGATGGTTCTTCAGGAACAAGTGGTACATCAGGTACAGATGGCTCTTCAGGCACATCAGGAACTAGTGGAACAGATGGTTCTTCAGGAACAAGTGGAACATCAGGTACAGACGGTTCTTCAGGAACAAGTGGAACATCAGGTACAGATGGCTCTTCAGGCACATCAGGAACTAGTGGAACAGATGGTTCTTCAGGAACAAGTGGAACATCAGGTACAGATGGCTCTTCAGGCACATCAGGAACTAGTGGAACATCAGGTACAGACGGTTCTTCAGGAACAAGTGGAACAT